CGTAGATTCTCAGGAGTGGAGATCGCCCGACTTTACGGCCAACACATAGGGAAGCAGCCATGCAGGAAGCACTTGAGATAATCGCCAACTTCTTCAACGAGGCGTCGTGGATCATCCCCTCGGCCGTGTCCGTCGCTGTGCAGATCACAGTCACAGACCGCACGAAGGCTCTGCTGCCGACCGCCTGGACCACCGAGCGCCGCGACGCAGTAATCTGGCTGTTGTCGACCTTCATCGGGATCTCGACCTTCGTCCTGGCGCGTTGGGCGTGGCAGACGATCAACGAGGCTGTGTTCGAGCTCCCCAACTTCGTGCTGGCCGCCATGGTGGCGCTGGTGATCAACGCCGTTGTACCCTACGTCTACGCGAAGCTGCCCGAATCGATCACCAAAGCCTACAGCTACCAGTCCAAGAAGTCACAAGGAGACGATGATGCGTAAGACAATTATGGCGGCCTTACTGGCCCTCACCCTGTGCGCAGGGTGCTCGTTCGTGGAGGAGCGTGAATCGCAAGCCGAACTTGTAACCAAGTACGCGACGCTCAAGGTGATCAAGGGGGACCCTGCAAGAGCCGACCGCGTTGAAGACGTCGCGAGCGAGGTTCTGAGGTTCGTCGACAATTCCACCCCGAGTACGGTAGAGGCGCTGATCTCGTTTGTGAGAGCGGAGATCAGATGGGATAAGCTAGATGAGGCCGACGCGCTACTGGTAGAGGCGCTTCTCATCGAGGTCAAGTATCAGTTGAAGGCTCTGGTCTGCGACGACGAAGCCAATCTGAACGAATGCGAAGACTTCATTCCAGCGGATCTCAAGATCACGACGCAGAAGATTGCTCGCTGGGTAGTCGAAGCGGCGCAGACAATCTAGCAGCGTGCCTGACACGAAGCTAAAGCTCCACATGCTGGAGCAGATCTCGGACCATGGCGCGGGCGTCTTGGCGGCGACGTCAGGCGTATCCGCGACCGTGGCTCTGACGCACATCGACGCCGTCATCTCGATAATCGCGGGGCTGGTGGCGATATTCGCCGGAGTCACGGCCGGCGTGTACCACATCGCCAAGACGTCCCAACTTCGCGAAAAGATCGACGACCTGGAGGAGGATCTGAATGACCACCTCGAAGAAGAAGTTACCGAAACATCAAAAGATAACGACTGAAGAGGCTGTAGAGGCCTACTACGTCGCCGGCGGCAACATCGCCGAGGCCGCCAGACAGCTCAATGTAGGTCGCGCGAGTATTCATCAGCATCTCGACAGGGCCGGTGTTAAGAAGCCGGTCGCCGCGGGGTCGAAGACCGGCCACATTAAGACCGTGGCCAAGGATCTCCCCAAACCTGGAAAGGTCAAGCGCTATATAGCTACGTGCGCGCAGAACAACACGCTCGTGCACGACAAGGTTCTGAAAAATCTCGAGGCGCTCGCCAAGTTCTACGACGCCGAGATCCTGTGCTCCAGGATCACGTACAATATCTCCTCTTACTCCACACAGCCAGCCAAGCCAGGAGCTGTGAAAGGTGGACGCGCCGGCTACGACGAGAACACCAAGAAGGCGGCGGCCGTCGGTCAGAACATCGCGGATCCGCTCTGGTACGACCCCACCATAGAAGACTATGTATGCGACGAGCGCGTCGAGCTCGCCCCAGGGCTCTTGTTCTGTGGCGAACTTAATATCATGCCAACAGCTGTTCGACCCCTCTCAGGTCTCGAGACCTACACTGGCCGAAGCTCCATGATCGCTCCGCACAACAAGCTCGCGCTCGAGTCTATCGCATCGGGTAAAAACGAGGATACGAAGTTCAACTATACGACAGGTACTGTCACGCAGATGTCGTATATCCAACGCAAGGCTGGCCAGAAAGCGGAGGAGCACCACTGCTACGGAGGTCTCTTGGTAGAAGTCGACGACAAGGGTGGCTGGTGGGTTCGCCAGCTCAACGCGGACAGGCAATCGACCATCTATGATCTTAACGTGAGAGCGAAGGGCGGCAAGGTGGCAGAAGGGGACTACTGCCTAGCGATCAATTGGGGCGACGTCCATGAAGACGAGATGGACGAGGAAGTCCGCGATCTCGCCTGGGCTCCGGGCGGCATGATAGACACGTTGAGACCTAGATATCAATTTATGCACGACGCGCTCAACTTTGGAAGACGCAACCACCACGACAGAAAAGACTGTCACAAGATGTTCGAGCTCTTCATCCAGGGGCGTGAGAGCGTACAACAAGAGGTCGAGAATCTGGTGGCGTTCTTGAACGCAGAGAGTTACCGAAACTTCTGCACGACTGTTATCGTCAACTCGAATCACGACAACGCTCTCGAGCGTTGGCTGAGAGAGGCGGACTACCGCAAGGATCACGTCAACGCTCTCTACTTTCTGACGCTGCAGAAGCGTAAGTACGAGGCGATCGCCGAGCAGGACGACGGATTTTATATTCTAGAATGGGCGGCCAAGGAGCTCGGTTGTCGAGACAACATCAGGTGGCTGAGAGAAGATGAGGACCTCGTGCTCAAGGGGATCAAGTTCGACATACACGGGCATCTCGGAATCGACGGTGCTAGAGGCAGCCCCGCCTCATTCGCCAAGATGGGTCGCAAGGCGAATACAGGCCACACCCACAAGACAGGCATCATCGACGGTGTCTACACCGCCGGCACGTGTGTGCTGAATCCGAGCTACGCGAGAGGTCCGAGTTCGAGTTCCCACTCACACATCTTGACGTACACCAACGGTAAGCGCGCGATCGTCACCATGTGGAACAACGCCTGGAGAGCCAAGTGAGTTTCGAGAAGAATTGGTGGAGAGTCGCGGACATCGAGGGCGGCTACGTTGACGACCCCCACGACTCGGGCGGGGCGACGAGATACGGTGTGACCGAGCAGCTGGCGAGGCAGTACGGCTACGAGGGCTCGATGCGCAGACTCCCGAAGAATAAGGCTACGCAGATCGCCAAAGAAGAGTTCTGGGACAAGATGCTTCTCGACGGCGTCGAGGCGATATTTCCTCTGGTGGCCGCCGAGATGTTCGACACCGCCTACAACGTTGGTCACGAACGAGCCGCCAGGTTTCTCCAACGGTCGCTCAACGGTCTCAACAGAAGAGGTCGGGACTACGACGATCTCGTCGTCGACGGGATCATGGGCCGGCGTACGTTGGGGGCTCTCGAGCAGTACGGCGTAGTTCGCAACAAGCGAGGCGAGCTCGTGCTGTTCAAGGCGCTCGACTGTCTCCAGGGGGCGTTCTATATCACTCTCGTAGAGAGGAGAGAGAAAGATGAGAAGTTTCTCTTCGGCTGGCTGGATCATCGCGTCGGTCTTCATAGCTAGCTGCGCCCCGAGCCTGGAGGAGCTCGAGGACGAGGCGATGTGTACTGTGTTGAGCGAGGCGGTCAGATGCAGTGCTCTTGCGTGAATAGAAACGACGCTCTGTCTATATTTCGACCTCGTTGACAAGTTATATACAAAAGAAGAAACTGTGGTATAATCACATTGCTGGCGTGTGTCGGCGCATAGAAAAGGAGATACCTACATGAGTAATCAAAGAGACTATGAAAAATTTATCCGCATAGCTTACAACCAGTCGAACGACGCTCTGCGATTGACAATCCCCAAAAGCGTCAAGTTCCCGGCGACGATCGCTCATTGCCATCTAAAGGACCAGTCGCATCTCGTCATCGACACGATACCCACAGAGATGACGACGTGGAGCAGACATTTCAGCAGTCCGGGCACGTCCCGCATCAACCTGGCCTGTCGCGGTCTCGTTATTATGGGAGTGACCCGCATCGGGCAACACTTTCGCATGACCAACACGGTCTATCAGGTCGAGGGTTCGCGTCTCATCATCAAGATACCGGACGAGCACGAGCGGGAGAGTCCGAAGAGAGTAGGCAGGAGATCTTCACTGCCGCCACGCGCTGCTCAAGAGACGGTGGCGCCGTCTGTCGAATCAACCCACTCTGCGAATGCGGCTACGGCTACAGAGAACGAGGCCGCTGTGTTGGTTGAGGTATACGACGACACCTACGAGTTCGCGATCCCGAAGAAAGAGATGCTCAAGATCGTGATGGACTGGACGGAGAAGGGATGGCGCAGATAATCACATCCGACGAATTCGACTTTAGACTCCCGCCCTTCGCCCACCAGGCGGAGGTGTGGGAGAAGACCCGTGAGCGCCCGGCATACGCCGTATGGTGGGAGCAGGGCACGGGGAAGACGAAGCTCATCATCGACACGGCGGCCTGGTTGTGGTGTCGGGGGCTCATAGACTGCGTGGTCGTGGTCGCGCCCAACGGCGTGCATCGCAACTGGAACGACGACGAGATCCCGATCCACATACCGGAGTCGATCCAAGAGAGCTCCATCCGCTTCATGTACGACTCGAGCAAGCACCAGAATCTCGAGCACGAACGTCGCGCGATGCGGGCTCTCAAGGCCACAGACAAGCTTCTGTGGCTGACGATGTCCTACGACGCGTTCATGACGGGTCCGGTGAAGACGGGGCGTAATTCTGGCACGCACAAGTGGATGGGCGGCAAGAACTACATGAAGCGAATTCTCAAGTTCCGTCGCGTCCTCTATGTTCTCGACGAGTCGATCGCCATTAAGTCACCGGGGGCGACCGTCACTAAGTCGATCGTGCCCTCGGGCGTCTACGCCGCGTACACGAGAATACTGAACGGCACGCCGATCGCGACGGGGCCGTTCGACGTCTATAAGCAGATGCAGTTTCTAGATCCAGGGTTCTGGAAGAAGAACGGCTTCGGGACTTTGACCGAGTTCAAGGTGCACTTCGGTGTGTGGCGAGTTGGCAAGCGCAAGGGAGGGAAGACGTCTGAAGAGGGGCCGGCCTGGGATCTGGGCGACCTGGTTGGCTTTCGAAGGCTGGACGAGCTTCGTGAAATCCTCGAACCGCATCGCTCGAGAGTACTCAAGAAAGACGTACTCGATCTCCCGCCGAAGCTCTTCAGCAAGCGATACTTCGAGATGAACCCGCAGCAACGGAAGGCCTATCAAGAGATCGAAGAGGAGTGCATGACCTTCTTAGAGGACGGCGGTCTCGTGACGGCGGCCTTGCCGATCGTCCAATTGCTGAGATGCCGGCAGATCCTGTCGGGCTATGTCCCCACAGACGACGGCGAACCTGTCTCTCTTCTGGGCAAGACCAACCCGAGGCTCGATCTCATGGTGGAGGAGGCGTCTCGGCAGTCTGGCAAGGCGATTGTATGGACCAACTTCATCATGGACGTCGATCTGATCTGTCGAGCTCTCGGTAAGAGCGCAGTGCGCTACGACGGCACGATCTCGTCCGACCAAAAGGCGGAGAACAAGCACCGCTTCAAGAACGACCGCAAGGTCCAGTGGATCGTCGCCAACCAAGCGGCCATGTCCAAGGGGCACACCTACACGGAGGCCGAGGCCTCCTACTACTACAACAATTCATTCAACTACGTCGACCGTGTGCAGTCCGAGGACCGCGTGCACAGGGCGGGGCTCAAGCACGACGCGCTGTACATCGATCTCATCGGAGGGCCGGTCGACAAGGCGATCATCGCCAACTTGAGACGCAAGATGCGGATCTCTGAGCAGGTGACGGGGGACGACACGAGGGATTGGATATGACTGTCTACGTAGTACAAAACCAGCACAGCCTGGACAAGGAGCTCAACGAGCTCGTGCCCAGGTTCGATCTGACGCCCGCTGAGAAGTTCGGAGAACTCGAGTTTGTTCTCGGGCCTACCGCCAACCCCTTCGCGCCGGAGAACATCGTCCCGGAGATGAGAGAAAAGCTGGCATCGTTTACAGAATCAGATTATCTTCTGCTGATCGGCAACCCTGTCCTGATCGGATGGGCTGTGGCCATCGCCTCCGAGATGGCGGAGGGCAGAGTCTCGTGTCTTCAATGGTCCGGGAAGAGACGAGAGTACATCGCTATATGCGCGGACCTAGAACTGGAGAGTGAATATGACTGCTGAGCAAGACCCCTACGCGGACTATCGCGACGACGATCAGCCCCCGAGCGATAAGCTCGATATGCTTAACGTGCTGGCTGAAAACTGGCACGAGGCGACTGAGGAGGTCGCCAAGCTGGCTGCGCAATTGGCGAAGGCCCAGACTCGGTTGCGAGAGATCGAGGAGAAGGAGATCCCCGAGATCATGGACGATATCGAGCTGGAGAAGTTTACGACGAAGGCCGGTCTCGTGATCGACATCAAGGAGAACGTGCGCTGCTCGATCCCAACGGCGAAGCGGGCGGCAGCTTTCGCCTGGCTTCGCGAACACGGGCACGAGAAACTTATCAAGCGCAAGCTGTCCGCGCAGTTTGCAATGGGCGAAGAGGAGCTTGCCGACAGGTTCAAGAATCTGAACCTAGAGGCAATGCCCGATCTCGAGATGGACGACACGGAGACGATCGCTAACCCGACCCTGGTCAAGTTCGTCAAGGAAAAGACCGAGGCCGGTGAGGAGCTGCCCGAAGATCTCTTTCCGATCTTTCGCCAGAGAGTTGCAAAGATCAAATAGTTCGTTGGCAAGTTATGGCTGTATGAAGTTGCGTTAGTAGGCGTTGTGGACGCGGGTTCGATTCCCGCCAGCTCCACCAGAAGCGTCTCTAGGGTGTGTGATCGACACCCAAAAGGCAGGTGCCTCCTTGAAATCCGCTGAGGAATGCTTGGGGCGCTTCTGACGGGGCTGAACAGGATTCGACATGGCGTGCGGAAGCGTGATAGACAGCTCGAGTGGTGACGCAATCACTAATAAAGTAATCGCAAACGACGATAACTTTGGCTTCGATGAAGCCGATCTGCCGCTGGCCGCATAGCCAGTAGCGGGGCCGCGGCGGCCTGGCAACAGAAAGTCGTAGTGGGAGTCCGACTTCAGTCGGGCTCTCCTCCGAATTAGAGAACGCCTGCTCTAGTGGCGTGACGCGGTGAGAGGCCGACAGTCCCACTCTGTGCCCGGGGACTCTAAATGAATACGGCCGCGCAATTAAGTAAGGAGGCCTAACCATGGCTGAAAGTAAGAAGGAAGTCGCAAAGCCGAAGAACACGGCTGCCGCGATGTACGACTACGGTGAAGACACTGGCGGCGGTTTCGACAACCAGACCCGCGACGACATCGCTATCCCGTTTATCTCCTGTCTCCAAGGGCTCTCGCCCCAGGTGGCGAAGGGCGAAGTCGAAGGCGCCAAGCCGGGCATGCTCTTCAACACGGTGACGAACGAGCTCATCGATCCGAAGGAGGGGCTGATCCTGGTCCCCGCTCACACCGAGCACATCTACGTCGAGTGGGTTCCGCGCAAGGAAGGCGGAGGCTTCGTCGGGCTCCACCCGATTAACTCCGAAGTCGTGACCGAGGCGAAGGAGAACTCGGAAGAGTTCGGCAGACTCAAGTGCCCGCGCGAGGGAGGCGGCCAGAACGATCTTGTCGAAACGTTCTACGTCTACTTCTCCGTCGTGGACGAGGATCTCGAGCCTGTCGGCATGGCGGTCGTGGCCTTCACGTCGACCAAGATCAAGGTTTACAAGCGCTGGAACACCAGTCTTCGCATGTTTACCATGAAGGTCGGCGAGCGCAAGATCCGTCCGCCCATCTACGCACACACTGTGCGCCTGGGCACGAAGGGCGAATCGAACTCCGAGGGTGACTTCTTCAACTTCACTCTGTCGCCTGCGAACGGCACCATCAAGGAATCACTCCTCGAGCCGGGATCTCCCGCCCTGGAGTCGGCCAAGCAGGTCGCTGAGATGGTCAAGTCGGGCGAGGCGCGAGCGGCTCACGAGTCGCTCGACGGAGAAGAGGCCGGCGACGACGATATCCCGTTCTAGAGCGTCGTCGTGCGGTTCTCAGAGGAGCAGAACCGGGCTCTCCAGTCAGTGCAACGCTGGCTGGAGAGTTCCGACCAACAGGTCTTTCGTCTCTTCGGCTACGCCGGCACGGGCAAGACCACGTTGGCTAAACACCTCGCGGAGGGCGTGGGCAACGTCCTCTTCGGGGCCTACACAGGCAAGGCCGCCCACGTGTTGCAGAAGAAGGGCTGCCCTGCAAGAACGCTACACAGCCTCGCGTACGTCCCGACGTCACGGTCCAGGAGTCGTCTCCTTGAGCTCAAGAAGAAGCTCGAAGATATGGACGAGAAAGACCCTTTCTACGCGAAGACGAAACACGAGATCACCTTAGAAGAGGAGAACGCCAAGCGGCCGATGTTCACGCTGAACCTCGACTCTGATCTAAGAGAGACAGATCTATTGGTCGTGGACGAGGTCTCGATGGTCAACGAGGAGATGGGCCGCGATCTTGAGTCCTTCGGCTGCAAGATCCTGGTCCTGGGCGACCCGGCCCAGCTGCCGCCCGTCTACGGCGCCGGCTACTTCATCGACGCCGAGCCCGACTTCATGCTCGAGCATATTCATCGGCAGGCCGCCGACAACCCGATCATCAGACTCGCCACCTCGATCCGTAACAAGGAGATCCCTCACGCCGGCCAGTACGGAGAGAGCCGCGTTATCCGTCGTCAAGAGATCACCTCAGAAGACGTCTTGAGCGTCAACCAGGTCATCGTGGGCAAGAACAAGACCCGACAGCGCTGGAACCACAGGATCAGGAGCCTCCTAGGCCGAGAGAACGGCGGCATGCCTGTCGTGGGCGACAGACTTGTGTGTCTCAAGAATGAACATGACGTGGGTCTCTTAAACGGCGCCATCTGGTGTGTGAGAGAGACTATGCAGGAAGTGGACGACGACGAGTTCGTAGACGTCGACGGTTGCGATCTTCTGCTTGGTCTCGAACCCGAAGATGGCGGGCAGGTCCAGCAGCTGGCTGTCCACCGCCACTATTTCCAAGGAGAGAAGCCGACGCTATGGGAGATGGACCAGGCTACCCACTTCGACTACGGCTACACACTGACCTGCCACAAGAGCCAGGGCAGTGAGTGGCCGAAGGTGCTCGTGTTCGACGAGCGGATGATGCGCGGCGACGACTACTACAGATGGCTCTACACGGCTGTTACCAGAGCGGGAGAAGAAGTATGTCTGGTGCGATAGACAAAGCGAAGCGGGACAGATACACAACACGCATCAATCAGTTCTTGGAGACTAGCGCTCTGCCTAAATTGAACAAGAGACAAGTGCGTGCATTAGCGAATCGCATGTGTAAGGTCAAGGGCGACGACATCGTCGACCGAGACCTCGAAGTGCTCACGCGCCTCTACTGTCGGGAGAAGTAGCATGGAAGAGATACCGCCACCAAAGAAGGACAACCGCAGAAAGCAACTGCTCGTGTTCCCGCTGCAGAGCATCGGTGACTGCTGGCGAGAACGATGGGAGGCGGGCACAGGTGTAAGACCGCCCTATCAGGAGAATGGTAGAAAGTTTAACGAAACCAGCTTGTCGAATTTCGGACGGAAGAAGTGAAGCCGCTTCTCGTAGGTCAAGCGCCAGGGCCGGACACGGACCCCATGCGCCCCCTCTGTGCTCGAATACGAAACTCTGCGGGCCATAGACTACAACAAATGACTGGACTGACCTTGGAGGAGTACGAACGGACGTTTGAACGTGTAAACCTATTGCAGAAGTTCCCTGGAGCCATTCAGAACGGAGACTCGTTTCCAGTCGCAAAGGCGAAGATCGCCGCGCAAGTCGTCGAAAGGATGGCCAGAGAACGCACGATAATCTTCGTCGGGCGAAACGTCTCTCGAGCCTTCGGATACTGCAACAAGTCGCTACCGTTCTTTGAGCTCAACGTCAACAGGGTCCACGGCTACCGTTTCGTCTGCGTCCCCCACACCTCTGGTCGAAATCACTGGTACAACCGACCTGAGAACCTGGTGCAGGCGACTCAGTGGTGGGGAGAGTTCATAGCCGGTCTACAAAGGTCTGTTCATGCAGTAGGATTGTAAACTGTTGATAGAAAAGGAGAATACGTGTGTGGGATCGTGCAGACATGGAGAGGAGTTCATTGGTGCCAACAGCTAACGACTACGTCGTCTGTGAGTGCTGTGAGTGCGAGTGGCATACGTCGCAGCTCGATACGTCCGGCCCTGTCAAGGAGTGGGACGAGGACCGGCAAGAATTCGTAAAGAGATGGTTTTACGTCTGCCCGGGCTGCTACTCGGACAGGCTCCAGATTGTGGTAAAGATAGAGGTGCCAATATGCACGTGATAAACGCAAGGAACGTCCACGACGCGCTGCCGATGGCGGTACGCTACATCCTGCACAACGGCGTCGAGTCGGATTCCAGAGCGGGGAGGGTGCTCGTCGCGCCTCACCCGGTGACGACCTGCTACCAGGCGCCGCTCGAGATGTGCTGCTTCTGGGAGGAGCGCGACATCAATCCGTTCGCGACTCTTTTTGAGGGCTTATGGATGCTGGCCGGCCGCAACGACGTCGACTATCCCGCCCGCTTCATCGCCCGCATGCGGGAGTTCAGCGACGACGGTGAGACTCTGCACGGGGCCTACGGTGAGAGATGGCGCAGACGATGGCAGTCGCCGCGAGGAGTCCCGCTCGACCAGCTCGCGTGGATACAGAAGAACCTCGCGGAGAATCCTAACTGCCGTAGGCAGATCCTCCAGATCTGGGACGCGTCGACCGATCTTGTGCTCCCCGGTAAAGACGTGCCCTGCAACACGACCGTGCATTTCCAGATGTCACCCTACGGCATGCTCGACATGACGGTGTTCAACAGATCGAACGATCTCGTGTGGGGAACCTACGGCGCCGACGCGCCTCACTTCGGGATGCTCCTCTCCTACATGGCCGGCGCCCTTGGGGTCGAGCCTGGTCGCTACTGGCAGGTCAGCGACAACTGGCACGCCTACGTCGATACGCTCGAGAAGATCAGATCACTCGAAATGTACGCGCCAGCCCCCTACTATGAGGAGCGGCGCGTGAGATCACCCTACGAGGCGCAAGAAAGACTATCGGCCCCGCATCTCATCCAGGCCGGCGAACCTCTCGATCGCTGGGAGGCTGATCTGCAGATGTTCATGGACGAGGAGGACGAGGCGCTCGGCTATACGTCCTGGTTCTTTCGCCGTGTGGCGTTGCCTATGATACGTGCGCACAAGGTCTTCAAGTCAGGCAACGCCGATCGATACGACGAGGCGCTCGAGATCATTCAGGAGGTCCGCGCCTACGACTGGCGAGCCTTATGCGAGATGTGGTTACGAAGACGCAAAGAGCGCTATCTCGCCAAGCAGAGTGAAGTCGCCGACGTACAGGAAGTCTGACGTGCAACGCAAGATAGTGAGCCTCATAGAGGTTTGTCTCTCGATCGCCATCGGTTTCGCAGTGGCGCTCTGTACTCAGTTGCTTGTTTTCCCGCTCTTTGGCATCTATGTCGACATTGGGGCGCACGTTAGCATCACGATACTCTTTACGACCGTGTCTGTCGTAAGGTCTTACTTTGTGCGTAGACTCTTCAACTGGCTGCATGTAACGGGGAGATACAGATGAGTCGGGTTCTCAAACTATTCGCGTTTTTAATATTTCTGACTGTTGGGTGGCAGTGCGCGTTCGAACCTTCTAGTCTACCGACCGGAGATATCGGCGAATCTGAGTCTCCGACCTGGGTCGAACGTCCGCTAGTCTGCGGGCATCTTCTCAGAGACCGCAATGAGGATGAGTGGGACCAAGAACGCGAGGAGTACTGGCCACCGAACCGCGCATGGGAAGGGTGCATGGGAGTGGAGAGACGATGAACTGGGACAGATGGATCGGGAACCACGCGGGAGAACCTGTGTTCTACATCAAGCACCTGTTCCACTTCAGAGGGTGGAGAATAGATCTGCACAAGTTTGTTAAGGCGGACGCCTACGAGTGCTTTCACACGCACCCTGCGTACGCCTTGAGAATAATTCTCTGGGGCGGCTACTTAGAGGAGATCTACGAAGAAGACGACTGGAACGGCTACAAACGCTGGGCACCAGGCATGTTCGGAATGGTGCGACCTGAATTTACGCACAGACTTGAGAGCATTCTCAAGGGCGTGTCCTATTCTCTCTGGGTCAGAGCCCCTCGCTGCGCCGACATAGAACTTGTCGGCGGTGGTTGGGGTGGGATCGAGGCTCAGAAAGGCTCTAGAGAGACGTAGTGTTCGACTGGCTCAACGACATCTTCGACTTCCTGTGGAGTCTGCTCCCGCAGATGGAACTGTTGACCCCGACAGAAGGCGGCGTAAAATTCAAGCCGGGAGGCAGGATCGTCTTGCTCCGCCCTGGACATCTCTATTGGTATTGGCCGATAACGACCTCTGTCGTGACGCTTGAGACCAGAAGACAGTCGGTGGAAGTCGAGCAGACGTTGACCACGAAGGACGGGTTCTCGGTTTCGGTCTACACGGTCGTCGTCTACACAGTTGACGATGTCGAGAAAGCGCTGGTCGAGACCACCGACTTCGACGACACCATCGAGGAGATGGCTCAAAAGGGGACAGTGAAAGCGGTAATGGCTCGCGAGTTCGTCACCATACTCGAGAGTCTGGTTGAGGGCACAGAGATGCGTAACGAACTCACTAGGGGATCTCGCTCGGCCCTGCACCCTTTCGGAGTAAAGGTCGAAGAGGCGTTCATCAGCTCGTTTGCAGAGACGCGTGTCTTTAGTCATAACGGGGCCGTGTTTGGAGGAGACTATGGCGAGGAGTAGAACGATCAAGGCGCCGGGGCAGCAGATCATGTTCGCGCCCGAATCGGACTGGACGCCGCCCAATCTCGATGATCTCCCGTCTTGGGCTGGCGCCAAGCGCGTCGGGCTGGACATCGAGACCCGCGATCCGTATCTGAAGGAACTCGGCCCGTCGGTGCGGCGGGGCGGCTATATCACGGGCGTGTCCTTCGCCATCGAAGACGGAGACTCGTTCTATCTGCCCATGCGCCACGAGGCGGGCGGCAATCTAGACCCTGAGCGCGTGATTCAGTATCTACAGGATCAGGCCGAAGTGTTCGACGGAGACATCGTCGGCGCGAACCTGTCCTACGACACGGACTACCTCGCCGAAGAGCGCGTAGTATTTCGCAACGCTCGATTCTTCCGCGACATCCAGATCGCCGACCCTCTCATCAACGAGCTGTACCACAGCTATTCACTCGACGCAATATCAAAGAGGTATGGGTTCCCTGGAAAGAACGAGGATCTGTTGCGCGAGGCCGCGAACGCCTACGGGATCGACCCCAAATCCGAGATGTGGCGTCTGCACTCCAAGTACGTCGGCCCCTACGCCACCGAAGACGCCGTGCTCCCGCTCGAGATCTTAAGGAAACAAGAACGGCGCATCGACGATGCTGATCTCTGGCAGATATACAATCTCGAGTCTCGAGTGCTGCCCGTGCTGGTCAAGATGCGCAGGCGAGGCGTTGGTATCGACATGGACGGCCTTGAGAGAGCGAAGATGTGGACGCTAGACGAAGAGGCCCGCCTACTAGATGAAGTGCACAAACGTACGGGATTCCAGGTAGGCGTAGGCAACGTCTGGTCGGCCGAGGCCATGGCTGAGCCTCTCAGGCGACAGGGGATTGCCCTAGGAGCAGACAAGAACGGCCACCCTCTCGTCAACGAGGCCGTCATGAAGTCCGCTGGAGAGGTGGGTGAGCTCTTGCTGAGGGCTCGCAAGATCAACAAGGCCCGCACGACGTTCATCGCCTCTATCGAGCGCTACCAGGTCGACGGCAGGATACACGCCACCTTCAACCAGTTGAAACGACCGAAAGACGACGGCTCAGACGACACCCAGGGCGCCGCCTACGGACGTCTAAGCTGCGTGGACCCGAATCTCCAGCAACAGCCCTCGCCAGGAAGAGACCCTGAGATAGGAGGTCTCATCAGGGGCCTCTATCTGCCGGAAGAGGGCGGTTATTGGGCCTCCAACGACTACTCGCAGCAGGAGCCTAGATGGCTGACCCACTTCGCCGAGATCTGCAAGCTACCTCGGGCGAAAGAGGCCGCAGAGAGATACCGCAACGACCCGTCCACCGACAACCATCAGATGATGGCGGATCTCTGCGAGATCCCGCGAAAGCCTGCGAAGACGATCTATCTAGGGCTCTGCTACGGAATGGGCGGTAAGAAGCTGGCAGTTCAGCTGGATCTGCCCACGCGCTGGCTTGTATCTACGAAGAGAAGCCGCTTCTACTTCGACGACAAGGCGGAGGCCGTGGAGCGTGTACGCGCCACAGGTGGAAAGATCTGGGAGGTCGCGGGCGAAGAAGCGCAAGCGCTCCTAGATAAGTTCGATCAGCGAGCACCCTACGTGCGAGGGCTCGCCAAGATCGCCAAGAAACAGGCGACGAAGAACGGCTTCGTTGTGACCGTGCTCGGACGGCGCTGTCACTTTCCGCAGGACGACTTCGGCAACTATGACTGGGTCCACAAGGCGCTCAACAGACTCATCCAGGGGAGCTCGGGCGATCAAATGAAGCAGGCCATGGTGGACGCCGACGAGGCGGGCTTCCGTCTGCAACTGCAGGTCCACGACGAGCTCTGCCAGACAGTCGAGAACAAAGAAGAGGCGCTCGCCTTGGGCGAGTGTATGAGGGACGCCGTTCCCTGCAACGTACCGCACAAGGTAGACGTTGAGATGGGTGCGAACTGGGGAGAGTGTGGGTGACGGACGAAGAATTGGATCGCATGCGAGATCTTTTGAACACGACCGGCGTACCGTATATCGCGCACCCTGAGGCCGTGCACCAATGCGACTGTCCGGCCACGAGCATGGCCAAGTCGAAGCGTCCGTGGAAGTGTACCTGCGGGGCGCAAGATCTCTTCGACAAGTTCGAGCCGCTATGGAGACGGTTCATGGAGGGTGGCAGTGGCCTTAGCTAAGGGACCCAGACACCACAGCTGCAGACCTGGTAAGAGGGTCCGCGTCGTTCTGAAAGACGGCACAGCCCACGTAACCAGATTCGAAGAGAAGAATCGTAAATTCTGCATCACCACCGCCGGCCGGTTCCCTTGGTCGAAGGTCGTGAAGTTTCATATAGTAAAGGAGAGCCACCATGGAGAGTGAGAAGTGGGACGAGCGTTTCTTGGCGCTCGCCGAGCATATCGCCGATTGGTCGAGAGACCCCAGCACAAAGGTAGGCGCCGTGGTCGCGAGACAGAACAACACTATCTGCTCAACAGGCTACAACGGATTCCCGCAGGGGTTTCAGGATCTTCCTTGGCTCTATCAAGATCGAGATCTCAAGTATGAGAGGACGCTGCACGCCGAGCTCAACGCCATTCTTACTGCGCCCGAACCCGTCGTTGGCTACACTCTGTACGTCACGATCCCACCCTGTGCCGAGTGCGCCAAGATGGTGATCCAGGCGGGCGTGGCGAGGGTCGTGTGCCCCAAGCCGAGCGAGGATCTCGTCAAGCGCTGGGGCGAGGAGTTTGAGCGAGCCTTGATGTTCTTCGAAGAGGTCGGGGTCGCGTATGAGGAGGTAGGCCAACATGGTTAGACAAAAGTTGAGAGCGTTAGGAGCTCACGTCTACGCCGGCGGGTTCACGCTAGGTATCGGAGAACACTTCGAGTGTGGTGTACACTTCGAAGATGGGCCTTTCGGTGTGGAGACCAGCGAGAAGAACCTCGGCGTCATCGTGCACCAGAAGCCGTGGCCGGTAGAGAGTTTTACGCAGGATCAATACCCGATCGATCTCGTCTACTGCAACCCGCCGTGCGCCCCCTGGTCGCAGGCGTCGTCCGGGAGAGCCAATAGCTGGGACGCCGACCCCAGGCTGTCCTGTCAGCACGAATGTTTTGATCTGTTGCGTAAGCTCGAGCCGGGCGTGTGGATGCTAGAGTCCGTCCGCGGTCTCTACAACAAGGGCAAGAGTCTCGTGATGGAGTTCGTCATGGAGGCCCAGACAATGGGCTACTGCGCCTACTTCGTGTTGACTGACGGACCCGAGCACGGTCTTCCTCAATCGCGTAGGCGTTTCTTTCTGGTGTTCTCTCAATACGAGATCTCTTGGCAGCCGACCAAGAGCCCTTCCGCCATGGTGGGGGACGTCCTGGGCTCGCTGTACAAAGACCCAGATCCTAGCCAGACCGCCATCCCGTCACATCTTAACTGGGGCAAGATCGTCGACAAGGTGGCGCCGGGCGAGTACGTGAGAAAAGCTTTCGACCGTGAATACCCTGAGCTGATCGGGCACCCTAGATGCGGACGGGGGAGCTTTCTTCTTCGTCGGGCGGACCCGGACGCTGTCTGCCAGACGTTCACCGGCGACTGCAAGACTCTCCATCCGGAGGAGGACAGGTTCTTGTCGGTAGGTGAGGCGGCCGCCCTGTCTGGATTCCCCAAAGGCTACAGGTTCTACGGCACGACGGGCAAGAGATACAACCAGATCGCCAGAGGCGTTCTTCCACCCGTCGCCGAGTACATGGGTGACATGGCTAGAAGAGCGATCGAGAGGGCCTGGGAGCCCGCTACCCTGGACCCGAGAGAGGTCCATGTATACAGAGACGACATAGAGGTTTACAATGTCTGAGATCGATACAATGAGGCCGAGGGTAGTCAAAGCCCTTCGGCCTCTTCACGCAGTGGCCGTAGAAAACTCCGTTGGACCAGGCACGCCCGACATAAACTACGCAGACGGTTGGATAGAGCTTAAGTGGCTGAGACGGTGGCCGGCGAGACAAGACACGGTCGTTAGGATCGATCACTACACACCGCAGCAAAGAGTCTTCGCCGTGAAGAGAAGAAGAGTAGACGGCGACTGCTGGATGCTGCTACAGGTCCGCGAACAATGGTTGCTGTTCGACGGAGCCGTAGCGGCGATGGTATTCAATAAGGCGACCGCCAAGGAGCTGTTCGACGCAGCAGAGCTAGTATTTACGAACGGACTAAAAGACGAGGAGTTAGTGAAATGCGTATCACAAGGGCTGAGCACCTTTACCTTCAACGCCGCCGAATGGGTCTAACACAGGCGCAGATGGCGACGCGTCTAGAGATGAAGCGCTGGGAGTACCAGACATACGAAGCGGGGCAGACCGAAATCCCAGCTAGGCACGTAAGCTCGAATCTGAAGCCTGGTCTTCTGGAGCAGTTTATTCTCAAGCGTAGACGCAGAGGCTGGACGCAGGAAGATCTCGCCGAAGAGCTTGGGGTCAGCAGGATCTGGGTCAACAAGATGGAGGGAGGGTCCGCCTCGCCGCAAAGACTAGTCGACTTCTGGGCTGACCAGGAGTAACCTGTGAAGGGGGATACCGCCGCCGCGGTAGAATTTCTTCTGAAATTCTATCCGAAGGGGCCGTGGGTGCTTACCTCGATAGACCCCAGCAAGAAGGGCATCGAGACAAAGACATTCACGCTCGAACAGATCGAACCACTCACCGAGTGGATCGATAAATGGAACGGGAAGCGCAACATCTACTTCTCAGAGGCCGAGCCTATAAGACCGGTCACGAAGAAGATGGAGCGCATCGACGTCAGACGCGTGTGGTATCTGCACGTCGACGTCGACCCTCGAGCAGGAGAGGATTTAGAAGAAGAACAGAAGCGTGCGCTTGAACTGGTCACGACCAAGCTGCCGGCGGGCGTGCCGAAGCCGACCTTCGTCGTCTTCTCAGGCGGAGGCTACCAGGCGCACTGGCGACTTGAGGAGCCGATCAGTATAGATGGCGATCTCGAGAAGGCCGAGGACGCCAAGCTCTGGAACATCCAGCTCGAGCGTCTGTTCGGCGCCGACAACTGCCACAACATAGACCGCATCATGCGTCTGCCGGGGACGATCAACATCCCTGACGAGAAGAAGCGCAATAAGGGGCGCGTGGAACAGCTGGCCGCCCTAGTCGAGGAGAACGAGACCGTCTACGCTCTTGAGGACAGCTTCACTAAGGCGCAGGCCGTGCAGATACCGTCTGTACATACCGCAGGCACGGCGCCCGAAGCTGTGCGCGTCGAGGTGTCTGGTAACGTAGCGAGACTCGACTCAGTTGACGATCTCGAAGAGTGGGACGTGCCGGAGAGGGTCCGCGTCGTGATCGTCCAGGGCAAGGACGAGCTCAACCCCAAACAGACGGACAACTCTAGAAGCGCGTGGCTCTGGGACGTCGTCTGCAACCTGGTACGCTGCGGCGTCCCCGACGAGATCATCTACTCGATAATCACAGACCCTGACTTTCTGATCTCTGAATCCGTGCTCGACAATAAATCGAACGCAGAGAAGTACGCGATATCGCAGATCAAGAAGGCCAAGGAGAAGGCTGTCGACCCTGTGCTCCAGGAGTTCAACGACAGGTTCGCCGTCATCGAGAACTTCGGCGGCATGCCCAAGGTTATAGAGGAGCTGGACGACGCGGCCTACGGGCGCCCGAGGCTCTCTAAGATGTCCTTCTCCGCTTTTAAGGAGCGATTCTGCAACAGGCGAGTGAAGATAGGGCAGGACGGCAACGGCAATCCGAAGTTCATGCAGGCCGGCAAGTGGTGGATCGAGCACTCGGCTCGAAGGCAGTACCACACTATCATCTTCAACCCCGGCGGCGAGTCCGGCTCCCACTACAACATGTGGCGCGGGTTCAGGTGCGAGGCCAGACCGGGAGACTGCGATCTCTTCCTCGACCATGTACGCGAAAACGTCTGCTCAGGCGACGAGGAGCACTACGGGTATCTGGTCAACTGGATGGCGAGGACCGTCCAGAAGCCGGCGAGCGCCGGTCAGATCGCCATCGTTCTTCGAGGCGGACAGGGCACGGGCAAGGGTGTATTCGCCAAGACCTTTGGCTATCTCTTCGGTCGCCATTTCCTACACATCTCCAACTCGAGCCATCTCATAGGCAATTTCAACGCGCATCTTCGCGACGCCGCCGTGCTCTTCGCCGATGAGGCCTTCTACGCCGGCGACAAGAAGCACGAATCCGTACTCAAGACCTTGGTGACGGAGGAGACGCTGGCGATCGAGGCCAAGGGCGTAGACGTGGAGATGAGCCCCAACTACACGCACATCATCATGGCCTCCAACCACGAGTGGGTCGTGCCGGCGGGCGCCGACGAGAGACGCTACTTCGTGCTCGACGTGGACGAAAAACACAAGCAGGACAGCCGATACTTCAAGGCGATCATCGACCAGCTACGGAACGGTGGCTACGAGGCCCTACTCCATCATCTCATGATCAGAGACCTGTCGGGCTTCAACGTGCGCTCCTTTCCGCAGACCCAGGCGCTTCGCGAGCAGAAGATCATGAGTCTTTCACCAGAAGCCTCATGGTGGTATGGGCGACTGCAGGCGGGCGCGCTTCTCTCGGGCGAGACCTCCTGGGCGGGTAAGGTCGTGAAGGCAGACCTCTATGAAGACTACGTCAATCATTCGAGGGATGTGGGTCACGGAAGACGCGCCGCCGAGACCATCCTCGGGATGTTCCTCAACAAGGAACTTGGCGGAGACTGGCCGAGGAGTAGACGGCTCATGGCGGCGAGAAGGTCGATCACGGAGGACGGCTATCAGATCGAGACAAAGACTCGTCTGCCGCACTACATCTTCCCAACCCTAGAGCAATGCAGACAAGCCTTCGACAAGAAGTACGGACGACAGAACTGGTCGGCTACGGAAGATGAAGACGACGAACCCAACGCAGGGATACCTTTCTGATGAAGTCGTGCATAGTCTACTCGGTCCCGGGCTCGGGGACGATGTATGTGACCCGTACTATCGCGGCGCACGCCAGAGTCTCTTCTCCGAGATCCGTGATGGAGGACATCCGAGGAGACGTCGGAGCCATCGGCCAACTCCATACGATCTACGGGACGAGGCGGCAGAGTCCGCATCCCTGGAAGATGATCGAGAACTTCTATCAGAGACGCGTTGTCGTACCAGTCCGCCACCCGAGAGACGTTCTCTTAAGTCAGCTAGGCAAGGGGATGTCGGCCGAGGGTTGCGCCGCAGGGTGGATGGAGCTCATGCACCACGCGCCTAAGTTGGAAAAGGCGTTGTTTCTACCTGTAGGATTCTGGGCGAATAGACGCATCGAGAAGGCGCTCGAGAGTTTTCTCAGTATCGATCGCGTGAGGATGACATCTTCCAAGAACGAGAGTTTAATAGACGCCGCCGACAGAATAAAGAACGCACGAGAAGCCTGTGTAGACCTCTCGTGCGTAGACTTCGCGATCGACTTCTACAACGGGCTGTTAGACCTCTGAACCCTCTTCGAACTTACCGTTCCACGTCAAGACACCGATGCACTCGCCGTCCTCGTAGACGTTGTAGCGTGAGCCGATCTCGCTGGGCGAATAGCCGGTCTCGATCAGGCAGAGATGCAGAAGGTTAGTATGCACCTCCTTGATCGTCTTACCATAGATCTCGATCTCAGACTTGCCGGACACGTACTCGGGGTCGGGTATTTTCACGGTGAGCATTTTTCATTCTCCTTTTCTAGGCTCGGGACTCCCCGAGCATGAATCTATAGTATCAGACCGCGTGAGAATGTAAACCCTATTTGCGTGTTTTTTTCTCAGCTTCAGACGAGGTGTTAGTTACAGATAAAACTAAAATTATTTGCGTTGCTTCGGCGGGGTTTTTTATTGCGCGAAGTTGTTTACATTTGATCGCGCATCTGAGACAATTCTCTCGTGGGGGACGTCCCCGCGCAGAAAAGGAGAACTGATGTCAGAACCCAAGTACCCCGAAGTCGTTGTCCAACTCACAGGTGAGGACGGCAACGCCTTCGCGATCATAGGCGCGGTAAACCGCGCTCTTCGCGAAGCGGAGGTCTCGGTGGAGGAGTGCCAGAAATTTCTGGACGAGGCGAAATCTTCGGACTACGACAACCTCCTACGGACCGCGATGAAGTGGGTCACAGTCACTTGAGGAGTGGCGAGGGGAGGGTGAGAGCCCTCCCCGTTTTGGGCTCTGATATCATCATACGGACATGGCCAAGATACTTAATTTCGGAGACGCGCTCAAGAAGCGCACAGACGACCAGGGAGCGAAGCGGCAGATACTCGACGCCGACTTCGTGAGACAGGCGATCCAGGAGGACGAGGTCGACGAGGCGATCGCCAAACTGGAGATGCTCCATCGAGCTTGGAGGAATAAAAAAGGCCCGCGCTAGCGGGCCTTTCTTTTTATCTGGCCGGCTTTGCTAGTCGATCCAGACAGACCTATGAGTTGCGGAGAAACGCTTCGAACTCGTCGTCGTGCTCGCTGATGACGCTGAGTCCGCCAAGCTCTAGTAGCTCGATGAACCACTCAGGGTCGTTGCGCCCGTAGACGTCGAACGAGGCGAGCAGCCCCTTTACGAAGTAGAGGTGGACGAAGTCGTCGTCGAGTCTCGCCGCTACGTTCGACGGCGGCTCGCTGTAGTCCTGCAGCCGACCGCCGACCGACTGGACGGCCTCTTCCAGGTTGTCGCGATCGTACTGGTGGTCCATTTCTTTGATCCAATAGGATGTGCTCATCTCCACGTCTCCACCACGCGACGGCCGCCGCCTTTTCTTTTCGCTATGTAACGCGCCCAGCCCACTCCAGTTCCAACAAACGGACGTGGCTCTCCCGGAACTGTCACGGTGTATAGCCGGTTCCACGCGGCTCCGCCGCCCATAGGGCGGCGGTTGTAGCAACGTTCTCTGTCAATTGTCACTATGCCGTTGTTCATATCATCCTCTCTTGTATCCAAAGATCATGAAGACGCGGCCGCGTTCGCCGGTCTCCTTGCGGTAGGCGACGGCGGCGTCCCCCTTGAGCTCGATTACGCCCATCGTACCGTCGGTGCAGATAGTGGCGGCGTTCTCACGCGCCCACTTCTCACGATGGACACGGGCCGGCGGGGTGACCAGGTTGTATCTGGCCATCTGTCGGAAAGCGTGGTCTTTCTTCGCCGTCACTATCTTGACGAAGAACTTGTTGTTGTTCGTGTCGTCTTGGCTGACGACTTCGTAGACATCGACAATGCGGTGTAGACGACCGTCTGCCCAATCTAGCAGCTGCCGGCCATCCCAGCCCGCCACGTGCCCTCTAACATTAAGAATAAATTTGCGACCGCGAGGCAGCCGACGTTGAGCGGTACGGATGGTGGCGCCGAAGGTGTTGGCGACTTTGACCATCTCAAATCCCAAAGATCTGCAGGCCCGCTCCATCGCCCAGACGGAAGAGCCTCTGCGATTTTTCCGACCTTGGCGACGCATGGCTTCGTGAGCTTCGTCGTAGTGAACCCCAGTCGCCGCAGCAATGGCGCAAACGGTGCAGTCCGCGTATTCATTTTTGGCGGCGGAGGCGCTTGCGATTTCTGACATTGAAAGCATTTTCGTTCTCCATTTCTTGGTGCCCGGTTCTCCCCGAGCATGTAGATATTTTCTCAAGAACGTGAGTGGATGTAAACCCCTATAGATAGGAATAACGCAAATAATTTTAGTTTCTCATGAAACTATTAACCAGTTTCTGCGTAAAATAGTTGTTTACATTTGCGCGACTGCATGAGAAAATAGTCTCACTGGTCGGGTGGTCCGACCAGTAGAAAAGGAGAACGAACATGTCAGAACCTAGGATTGAGATCAAGAACGTCAAATACGCAGCGCACGCGTCGCAGGAGACGCACTGCTTCCAGGCCACCGTCTACGTCGACGGCGAGCGCTTCGCGATCGCCTCCAACGAAGGTCACGGCGGCTGCGATAATCTCTACCCAGTCAAGAAGGATGTTAGTCGTGCAGACTTCATGGATCAGGTCTTCAACGTCGCCAAGCGGGTCAACCCCAACGCTGTACGCAGCTTCGACGAAGTCGACCGCGAAGAGAAGCACGAATGGCCGTACGCCGGCGACTGGTTCAAGACGCACTCTATGACTGCGACGCAGGTCTTCGAAGCGGTCGTTAGCGATCTCGTCACTCGGTGGCTTATCGAGCGCGACATCAAGAAGGATCTGCGCAACAACTTCGTCGTAGTCGTGTCGGCGACGTCGAAGATCGTTCTCTACAAGAAGTCGCAGCCGGCCTTTCGCGGCCGCCCAACCGCCGACATCGAAGAAGCGCTTAAGAAGCACGTCGGGCAAGACTGTGAAGTGATCAACGAGTGGCCGATGGACGACATCATCGCGGCCTACGAACTGAACGAGGAGATCAACAGCTAGCCAAAACCCACGTTCTTACGGCAGAAACGCCCGCTATAAGCGGGCGTTTTTGTTTACAGATGGGCGAAGAAGGCTTAGTATACAGAACTATGGACAGAGACATCGACAAGACGGGCGAGCACGTTGTGCTCGAAGGCGACACGGTCACGACGCGGACGCTGCCGATCTTGGAGGTCTTTCAGGGAGACGACGACAACGTCGTGGACCTGGACACCTACAGATCGTGGCGGATGGCGAGAGACATCGAGCGCGCCAGAAGGACGACGCTGCGGTGACGTGGGTCGTCGGCTATCTCTTGATCGGGCTCTTCTGGGCCGTGTTCGTCTCCAAGTTGGCGAGCCGGCCTGAGAAGGACTCGCTGCCGATATTCCTGGTCGTCGTCGTCGGCTGGCTGCCGATTACCGCGCGAGCAGCCGTCAAGATGTGGCGGGAACGCAGATGAGCAGTCGCCCGTTCGACAGGACGGTGGTGGACCACCAGAAACACGAAGACGCGCCGGTCGAAGGTGCGTTGAGAATATACGGCGTGTCCGACGGTCGGGCGCGCAAGGCCGGGTGGCTCATGCCGCCCACAAGAAAAGGAGAAACATATGCGACACGTCCAGTTCAGCAACGAAGGTCTGATCGATCTTAGAGGTGTGACGACCTTCGGCGCCTCGTCGAAGGAGACCAAGAGCCCTATCGGATACTTCGGCACGGGTCTCAAATACGCGATCGCCGTAGCCTTGAGGCTCGGCTGCAAGGTCACGCTCTACCGCGGGGAGGAGAAGTACACCTTCCACACCAAGACCACCAAGATCCGCGTCGACGAGTTCGAAATCATCCACATGGAGGGGCCTGAAGACGGCCAGATTCGAGAGCTCGCCTTCACCACCGAACTCGGCAAGAACTGGGACGCCTGGCAGGCCTTCCGCGAGCTCTGGTGCAACGCTGTCGACGAAGGCGGCTTCGTCAGTTCAGGCCCCGTCGAGAAGCCCGACCCTGGTCGCACGATCGTCGAGATCCAGGGAGCTCCATTCGTCGAGTGCTACAACACGCGCGAGAACATCATGCTCCAGTCGTCGCCGAAGTGGCTGTCCGACGGGGTCGAGATCTCTTTCAAAGAATCCTCGCACGGCTACTACCGCGGCGTGAGGGTGCTCGATCTGCAGAAGCGCGCGATGCTGACCTACAACGTCGTCGCCTACTCTCTCGATCTGACGGAGGACAGAACGCTTAAGTATCCCTACATGTTCAACGCATTCGTCGCCGACTCCTTAGCGAAGACGGACGACGAGCAGCTCATCAAGGAGCTCCTGGAGGCTCCCCAAGGCTCCTTCGAGGCGGACATCCTGAGCTTCGCGGACGTAACCCCGGGCAAGGCGCTCTTAGCGGCGCTCGAGACCGTCAACTTCAAGACGGTAAACAACGCGAGCCTGTTTCGTCTCTACTCAAAGCAGAAGGGAAAGAATATTCGCCCCGAACGGATCGAGCCTGAGACAGACGAAGGTCGGAAGATCGACGAGGCCTTGGGTCTTCTTCGCGTGCTCGGCTACGAGGTCGGCGCCTACAAGATCAACGTCACAGACGGGCTCGACGACAACAGGCTCGGACAGGCCTACGACGGCGAGATCTGGATCAGTAGGCGCTGTCTGACGATGGGTGCGACGATGGTCGCCGGCACGATTCTCGAGGAGTTCGTGCATCTCCATCACGGTCTTCGCGACTGTTCCAGGGAGATGCAGAACTGGTTCATCGACGCCTTGATATCGACGGCGGAGAGACTGAGAGGAGACAAATCATGATAACCTTGGCGTTCGGACTACTGACGCACGACGACAGTCGAAAAACGAATCGCGTATCGACGGAGGACAGTAAATTGAGAGCATTCCACAACGATCCTGCTATCAAGCAGAAGTACTTAGACCGCGTTGCCGCGCACCGGGCCGCCGACGAGTTGATTAAAGGCATCGGATGGGAAAACGGCAAAGGCTGCGCCATCGGTTGCACGCTCGAAGTCTACGACCATGCTCGCTACGAAACAGAGCTAGGCATCCCGCAAATGCTGGCGATGCTCGAAGACACCATTTTTGAGGGCTTGCCGAACGGCGAGTCGCAGGCGTGGCCGGAGCGGTTTCTTTCAGCCATCGAACCGGGCGTCGATCTGTCGCGAGTCGGCTGGCAGTTCCTGCACTGGTTGCTGACTGAAAGCGGCATCGGTGAATTCCAGCACGAACTCGTCAAAGACGCTGTATCGCAGTGTGCAGCGGTCTTGGTCCCATTGACGCTTGGCCAGTTTATTGGTGAGTCGGCGGCGTGCGCGGCGAGGAGCGCAGAGAGTGCGGCGAGGAGTGCGGCGAGCGCGGCGAGGAGCGCGGCGTGCGCGGCGAGGAGCGCGGCGTGCGCGGCGAGGATCGCGGAGAGCGCGGCGTGGAGCGCGGAGAGCGCGGCGAGGAGCGCGGAGAGCGCGGCGTGCGCGGCGAGGAGCGCGGAGAGCGCGGCGAGGAGCGCGGAGAGCGCGGCGTGGAGCGCGGAGAGCGCGGCGAGGAGCGCGGCGTATAAACATATGGCCGACAAACTTATCGAACTGCTTTCCGCTGCCGGCGATGGGCGGGCGAGCGATGGATGAAGTGACCCTAAAGCCGAAGCGCCCGCCGACGCATCAAGGCGATCACGTTGCCTGCGGCGCGACCCATCAGGTTGCGTTCTGGTGGCGTGATTTTGCCAAGGATCAGCGGAAATGAACATCGAAGATGTGCGGGATCAGCACAATGCTGCGGTGCGAACGGCAAGCGACATGCTTCGGGTGGTGAGGAAGCTACCCTCTGACCAAGACATTGACCGCAATGAAGCCCTGAACTTGGTATCAGGCGGCCACGAAATGCAGTGCGCTTTAGATGAGATCGACCGTATCTCACAATTGCTGTTGGACGCCGCCCAGGAGAGGCAGAGCGATGACTGAGCGACCAATACTATTCAACGGCGAAATGGTCCGATCGATTCTCGACGGTTCGAAGACGCAGACAAGGCGAGTTATGAAGCCGCAGGCATCAACGTTTGCACCGTCGCCAATCCGATGCCACGAACTGGACGAAGGCGGCTACGGGTTCTTCGACGAGGAACGAGATTACAAGAGCCCCTACGGCAAGCCCGGCGACCGCCTGTGGGTGCGAGAGACGCACTACGTTTTTTCCGCTGGCTACAAGGATGGCCGCGACAGGCATATTGTGTATAGGGCAACAGAACCCGACGCGCCTTGTGGTTGGACGCCATCCATCCACATGCCCAGATGGGCCAGCAGGATTACGCTAGAGGTCGTGTCGGTGAGGGTGGAGCGGGTGCAGGATATTAGCGAGGCCGATGCTGCCTCTGAGGGAACCCCAATACTTCAAGGTGGAAATCGCACCGAGTTCCGAATGCTATGGGACAGCATCAACGCCAAGCGCGGCTACGGATGGGACGCTAACCCGTGGGTGTGGGTAATCGAGTTTTCTGTTCAGGAGAGGCAGGGCAATGACTGACATGACCGAAGAAAACGAGTACCTTCGCCGCAACGTGATCCTCGCGTCCAGCATTGGCATGAAGGCGAATGCTCAGGCAGCGCTGAAACGGCTGGATTCGCTCAGTCGGCAACCCATGTGGCTCGTGCGTCTATTGGAGGGGATCGTCGAGCGTGGCGAGCGTGTATGCCCCGAACTGGTGGCGCACCGCGACGAGGTATCGCTCGCCCGCGAAGCACTCAGTTCTAAGAGGACGGACGATGACTGAAACCGACCGCACCATGAACACCCTGCGCGCCTGCGTGCAGTTCTTTCAGGAGAGGAAGGATGAGTGAGTGGCAGAAATGCCCGATTTGTGAGGGATCGGGGATCGACCGGTTCGCAACGGCATCTACATCAATACCAAACCGTATTTCACACCCGTGCCACGGGTGCAGCGGGAAGGGGATGATTACCACTCCGCTGTTTTCCGGCGAGGACACCTTGAAAATACTACGACCTGAGAGGACAGACGATGATTGACAAATGGCAAGACTGGACCTGCATTCCGGGTCGCATTTGCGGCGGCGATCACATGCGAAAGGCAGCCGACGAGATAGAGCGGCTGCGTGAGGCTCTTGGCGACCTTCTGGAAGACACGCAGCACAGCGAACACAACTGTGACGATCCGGACGGCCCGGTGGATGCTGCACGTAGGCTGCTCAGCTCTAACCAATCGAAACGGGAGGAAATTTTATGCCCATCTGCATCTATCACGGGAATTGCGCTGACGGCTTCGGCGCGGCGTGGGCGGTTCGCGAATCGCTTGGCGATATTGAGTTCCATGCCGGCGTGCATCAGGACCAGCCGCCCGACACAGCCGACCGGGACGTGATCTTGGTTGATTTCAGCTACAAGCGGCCAGTTCTGGAAGAAATGGTAGGTACGGCGAAGTCCGTGCTAGTGCTGGACCACCACAAAACCGCCGCCGAGGACCTAGAGTGGTTACCGTCGGCTGGTGAGTCATATGAGGACTGGCTGGAAAGCGGATTGACGTTCGCCGCCGTATTCGACATGGAGCGCAGCGGTGCCGGTATTGCGTGGGACTTTTTCCACAACGTTGCCCGACCGCCGTTGATCGATCATATCGAGGATCGCGACCTATGGCGCTTCAAACTGCCGCACACGCGAGAGATTCAGGCTGCGGTATTCAGCTATCCCTACGACTTCGAGGTATGGACACGGCTAATGTATGCCACGGAATTGAGCGAATTAATGTTGGAAGGCTCCGCCATCGAGCGGAAACACCATAAGGACATTGCCGAGCTGGTCAGTGTCGTTACTCGGCCCATGAATATCGCGGGCCACGTCGTCCCGATGGCGAACCTTCCGTATACCCTCACTAGCGACGCCGGGCACCTTCTCTGCGGCGATGAGTACCCGTTTGCCGGGTGCTACTGGGATACGCCAGAAGGGCGGGTATTCAGCCTGCGCAGCCGAGATAATGGTGCTGACGTGGGAGAAATTGCAAAGCAGTACGGCGGTGGCGGGCATAAGCACGCTTCCGGTTTCCGGGTATCGTTTGAGCAACTTGGTCAGTTCACTGTTCAAGGTGAGCAGGGCGAATGACTGATTGGAGCGCGGAGAAACCAACCGAACCCGGTTACTACTGGTGGCGCCAAGGTGAGCGTGTCGAGCCATGCGAGATCAGGGCGGTAGAAGATAGCGACCTTGAGGCATGGTTCATAGGCGAATCGGACCCGTTGGTCGAGTGGGAATGGCAGCCGGACTGGAAGTGGAAGCCCGCCCGCGAGGGGCAGAGCGATGACTAACTACACAGACGAACAGCTATGCGATGCGCTGGTTGAGGCGGGGATAGGTGAGCTTGCCGGAACTGTTAAGTTCCCCTACTACTTACCACCGCAAGACCCCTTTATTCCTATCTCGGCAAAGCGTTTTTGTCGTGACTGGCGAGTAGCCGGGGCGTGTCTTGAGCGGATGCTAGACGGATGCCGGGATCGTCGTGAGGCGTGGAGACTTGCAGATCCGCAAGGAAACTGGAGCAACATGGTAAAGCCGAAGTCCCTGCCCCGCGCCATCATCGTCGCTTTCGTGGAGTCGCTGAAATGATTCGCAATCACAGTACTTACTATTGGACATGCGTAGTTTGTGGGTATCGGTGGCTCTCATGGGAGCGCCCTAAAGGATGCCCAAAATGCAACGCAGCCCACAAACGCCACATCAAGGAAATTGTGGAGTCGCTGAAATGACTGACCAACAATAGAAGCGCATCGCGCTGGCCGATTCGACATCAAGTATATAGGGAGGAGATTCTCATGACTACTTCGCGTGCACTAGGCTACTTAGCCGCCGCGACCCTGGTGCTGGCCATGTTGTTCATCGTCGTGGTGCAGCTGACGCAGATTCGCGACATCGAGGACGGCAGAATGAGAGCCGGAGTCGTCTGCGGGCGGAGTGAGTGCGGGGTCGTTGTCGAGTCCCTAGACCAGTGGGTCGAGCCTGAGTTCGTAGCAAAGAAGGTCGTGGTCCAGTTCGAGTTCGTGCCGATCGAGGAGCTCGGCGACGAGTGGGGCTGGGCGTGGGTCGAGCCGCCGGACGAGAACGGGCGAGTCGTCTGCACAATCACTACCGCCGGGCCTCGACTGGTCGACGACGTATGGTCGGACACAATCGGGCACGAAGTTCTGCACTGTTTGTACGGGGACTACCACCATGAATGAGAAACGCGACCACTACGCGAGACTCAAGAACCTTATGAGGAGAAGAGGGTGAAACTCAAGCGCGACGTCCTGTACCGATCCGCCGAGCCCGTAGAGCGCGGCGAGGATCTCTACTGGCTGGCGACCGGTATGCTCGAGACCATGCAGGCCGAGAACGGCGTAGGTCTCGCCGCTCCCCAGGTCGGAGAATCCTTAAGGCTCATCGTAGGCGGCCGCGAGCAACTGGGCTGGTCGTTCGCCATCATCAACCCCGTAATCACCAAGAGGAGCTCTCAGATATACAGGTCCAGAGAGGGGTGCCTCTCCTTCCCGGGCGAGATAGTCGTAGTAGAGCGCCACAAGATCGTCACGGTCGAGGGCTTCGATCTCAACTGGCGACCAGTGAAGATAAGACGAGCTCGAGATCTTCTGGGGGCCTGCCTGCAGCACGAGATCGACCACCTCGACGGGGTCTGCATCTTGCCGGAGAGCTGGGGTGGCTGACCAAGAGATCGCCGACAAGGTCGGCCAGAACATCAGATACTGGCGCAAGAAAGCGGGGATGACCCAGCGCCAGCTAGCGGCGGAGGTCAACATGTTGAACAGACAGATCTCCTACATAGAGACGGGCCGAGGCTGCACGACGATGTTTCGACTGGTCAAGATCGCCCGCGCACTGAACGTAACCGTGTCGGCCCTGGCGGTCGGCGTAGATTGAGGAGGATACAGATGGAGATTATAAGCTGGGCGCTGCAGTTCACAGGCGCCATGGCCGCTCTGTTCGTGACGGTGACCGTCGGCGGCGGGCTCACTATCATGGTCGTGTCGGCGGCGATCAACAGAATCTTGGACTTGCGGAGCTTGTTGCACATGGCGGCGTGTTTGAGCCAGGTCCGCAGGTTCTTAGACAACGCGCCCGAGGACGACCATCTAACATCCTGTGACAGGACGATGGGCGCGAGCCACCCCTGCACCTGTGGTATCGGGCGACTTCGTGCTAAGATTAACAATTGACAGGCGAGGCCCCGCGCCCCGCCAGTTCTAGAAACAGAGAATATGATTGTCTAAAGTAACGCACCTGTACACAGGGAGCACCGATCTTACGCCCGAGATGGCTCTGGCGGACGCCCAGAACTTCGAGCTCTCCGACGTAGTCGTCGTCGGCTACGAGCACGGAGAACTGGTGGTACGTTCAAGCCACATGTCCAGGGCCGAGGCTGCGTTCCTACTGATGCAGGCGCTGGATCACGCAAGAGGAGTGAATCAAGATGAGTAACGGCATCAAATACGACAGCAACAAGCCGAGACCCGACCTCGTGCTCGGGGACTTCATGTCGGCGCTCGAACACCCCGTGTTCGTGGGGACGTTCGGCGCCTTCAAGTACGCACCGAAGAACTTCCAGACCCTGGAGGATGGCGGCGCTCGCTACGCAGAGGCCGGCTTCCGACACTACATGGACCGCAAGAAGGCCGAGCACGCCGGCGATCTCAACGGGCTCTACGACAACGAGTCGGGCGAGCTCCACATCGCGCACGAGATCTGGGACAAGATGGCGGAGCTCTATTTCTGGCTCAAAGACCACGCAGACCTCGAAGTCGAGAAGGCTGTCGAGCTCGGCGGTCTCTGGCACCACCCCACCGAAGACGAGTTCGGCAATGTCTGGCAGGTCGAGCCCTTCTGGTATAGCGAGGCGGACGCGAGGCAGGTGCTCTGGTGGCTGGCTCGCGAACACAAGGGCGACGGGCTTCCATGGAAGGTACATGTGCGGAAGAAAGAGGTCTACTACCAGAAGGTCGATATCGATGGAGACGCGGCGTCGAGCGTAGACGAAGAGATGCTCGAGCTCATCAAGAAGCTTGTGGAAGATCCGGATCTGCCACCGTCTTTCGAGACCGGCGAGAAGTCGGTTGAAGAACCCAATCAACCCTACTCAACGGCTCGAGAGTACGTGGTGCAGAACAACGCGGATGAGTACCTGGCCCAGTTTGGGAAGACGGTTGGCGGGACGGGCTCGTCCTGGACCCGAGACCCAGATAAGGCCCTGCGTATGCCGAAAGAAAACGCCGACAAGTATGTCGCCGCCATGCCGAAGAGCAGCGGGTTCGTGCGGCCGTGGCCGGTGATCGGCTCGGGGCCTACGGAAGACTGCTACTGGATCTATCGCTCAGATCAGCAGCAGTATCTGCTTGGCTACACGTTGTCAGACAAACTCGACGATATGGTCTGGGCCGACGAGCAGGAGAAGGCGGCCGTTCTGAGCTACGGTAGGATGCGTGAGTTTCTCCGTGCGCACCCTTCGGTGGTCGTCGAAGCTCACCAGATCAAGCTGTGGCGGGAGAACTGCATCGTGGCCCAAGAGTACGAGGGCGCGTTTTTCTATCTGACGGCGATCGATTCAGGCGTCTGTAAGGCCGGCCGGCTGCTGCCGGTGTTCTGCAACCGCCGCGAGCACGCGCTCAAGCTGACGAAGTCGCAGGCCCGCAACTTCGTAGCCGACTCCGAGATCAAGGGTCTCGAGATCGTCGAACTGTAACACCAACCCAAGCAAGAGGAGAACCATAATGCAAGTAATCATGCCTAGGTATAGACAGGCGACCAACCTGGCCGCCCAGCTACCGATGGACCAGTTCGCCGCTCAACGTATCGCACTGATCGGCGTACTCGTTCTTCTTCAGAACGAAGAGACTGTGAAGGCGGAGGACTTCCGCGAGGCCGTAGGCGACGACATGTACGCCGCTCTGGTCGAGAACGTCCGTACGACCAACGAGCACGACGTGTGCCTCCTGGTCGAGGTAGAGCACGCGGAAGAGCCGAAGATCGTGAGGTCGGTCGGCGTCCCGGCGGGAGGCGTCGGCGGTCCAGGACAGGCGGGGGTGCACTAATGGGCCGAATCCACCCCAGCTACTACCCCAAGTTCGTTCTCAAGATCTGGTCAGAGCCAGACGGGCACACCGAACGCGGGGTCTCGATCGCCGGTCTCGGTGTCATCGGCGAGGCCGGCGAGGTCTGCGAGGTCCTCGACGAGCAGCCCTCCAATACGGAGCTCTTGGTAGATGAGTGCGGGGACGTGCTCTACTACCTCACCGTACTGGCCGACTGGCAGGGGCTCACGTTCACGGACGTCCACGCGAAGATCGGGTTTAGGAAGCTGCCCTACCAGACAAGAGCTCTGTCGGGTATAAGGCTAATCAGTGCGACCAAAGAGGTCTCCGAGATGGTCAAGAAGTGGATCAGAGACGGTCGGGAGTACGAGCAGAGGACCTGGCTCCACCACCTGGGGCAGGTCATGAGAAACGTGGGCTACATCCTCCAGGCGAATGGGCGAGATCTGCAGGACGCGCTCGACGCCAACGTGACAAAGCTTGAAGTGCGGTACAAGAGCGTGCTGGAGGGGGAGAAGGGAGGTCACCAGAAGAGGGCCGAGAACGCGTAAAATAGTCGCGCGAGGGGTTTACATCTTGCCAAGCATCTGAGAGTATAGGTGCGTCACCGAACACAACATCACAGAGGAGTGAGTACCATGGCGACAAGCAAGGCTAACACGGGGCTGCACAGCCTGCCCCTCGCGCGACTGGCCCAGATCTCGGCGGCTATCAACGAGACCAAGGTCAAGCGCTTCAAGGACAAGAACACGGCGATCAAGGCGATCGGTCGGACGTCCAAGCAGAACCTGGTAAAGGCTCTCTTGACGACCGGCGGGGCCTCCGTCGACGAGATCCAGGCCCTCTTCAGCATTCGCAAGGCCTACGCCCGCGACATCATCTCGAAGCTTCAAAAGAAGGGGGTCGAAATCGCGAAGAGTGAAGAGGGTGTGTTCAGCGCCTGACAGAGCTCTCAAAGAGCCTCAGATAAGCCGCCTTCGGGCGGCTTTTTTGTGGGCGGGTGTTTCTCTCTGTCGGGCAAAGAAAAGGCCCGCCGAAACGGAGAAGACCCCGGTTAGTCGAGTAGACGAGCGTCCATCAGATGGACGTCTTGGACTAAGGTCGGTCACCAGAGGGCGCCTCTAGGCGCCCTTTTTCATTTTACGGGGTTGGAGATGACCGACCCTAAAATGACCGACCTAGCCCGTAATGACCGACCTTGAAAAGGCAGGTCGGTCACTCTAAGTGTATGATGCACAAGGTAAAGACCGACCTGGCCGACCTGGCCGCCCTGTTTGGAAGTTCGGTCTAGAAATTCTCTCGAGACCCCGATCTGCCTATCTTTCCTATCCTCTCTTTTAGGTAGGGAAGGTAGGGAAGGTAGGTCATATCTTTCAAGATCAATAGCTTATCGTGACCGACCTTGACCGACCTTCCCGACCTATGGCCAGTCGCCCCGTCTGGGCTTGGGCTCCGAACTCCGATCGTCTGGGCCTGAGACTCCCCAATTCTTCAGGCCGAAAACTGGCCACGAGCTCCCTGGTCGCAGTACGATCGCGCTTGCGCAATGTGGCGCATCTACCAAACGAGGACCCTCTCACGTGGATGAGATCCCCGTAGATCCCTACAAGTTTGACGGACCGTCACGCAAAGCATTCATGCGGATGCTTGGGCAGACAGGTCGGATAGCCGACGCCTGTCAGGTCGCCGGCGTGTCGACTTCGTACATCTATCAGCGACGCAAGATCGATGAAGCACTAGCCGCCGAGATGGAGGAGGCGATGGACGTGTTCCGCGCCAGCATCGAGGCGGAGATCCACCGTCGCGCGATAAGCGGTGTGGATGAGAAGCGCTTTCATCAGGGTTCACCAGTCATGGACTACGAGCTCGACGAAGACGGCGAGCCCATCATGGGCGAGGACGGCAAGCCCCTGATGAAGCACGCCTACATCCGCCGCTACTCTGATTCGTTGCTTCTCGCCTACGCTCGACGCCACATTCCTGAGTACAACGAGAAGAAGCAATTGGATATGAAGGTCCAGGGTCTGGAGCAGCTTCTCGATGAGATCCGCCCGTCTACCGGCCTACCTTCGGAGAGCGACAGTTTTGAGCACCCAGGTTCTACAGCGAAGCACTAGCGTAAAAGAAGGATTGTGCGAGATCCTGGGTTCCCCCTGGAGACGGCTCAACTCGCTCTACTATCAGGTCGACAAGAAGGCCAACGAGTTCCTGTTTCGCCCCAACGAGACGCAGGAGCACCTCTATAAGAACATGTGGTATCTGAACCTCGTTCTGAAGGCGAGGCAGAAGGGCGTGACCACAGTTATTGATTTGTTCATGCTTGACAGGTGCCTCTTCAACCCCAACGTGAAGGCGGGCGTCATAGCGCACAATAAGGACGACGCCGAGAACTTCTTCAAGTGGAAGATCAAGTACGCCTACGACAGATTGCCGGGAGCTCTCAAGGAGCAGTTGGCGGCGAAGACCGACAGAGCGGGTGAGCTCCAGTTCTCGAACGGGTCCTCTATCCGTGTAGGAACGTCGATGCGGTCTGATACGCTCCAGTACCTCCACATCTCTGAGTTCGGAAAGATCTGTGCTAAGTATCCAGAACGCGCGACGGAGATTATCTCAGGCTCGCTCAATACCGTTGTCCCTGGTCAGTTCGTCTTTATTGAGTCTACGGCTGAGGGCGCTCACGGCAAGTTCTACGAGATGGCGAGGACCGCAGAGAAGAAGATGCTGGCAGGGGTTGAACTTTCTGAGATGGACTACAAATTTTTCTTCTACCCGTGGTACACGCAAGACGAGTATAGGCTCAGGATGCAGAAGCCTGCACCCGTCCCGCCAGAGCTCGCCGTCTACTTTGAGGAGCTCCAGGAGGAGCACGGGATCTCCCTGGACCGCGAACAGAAGAACTGGTTCGTGAAGAAGTCGGAGGAGCAGGGTATGCACATGGGGCGGGAGTACCCCAGCATCCCCGAGGATGCGTTCCGCGCCGTGGTTGAAGGCGCCATCTTCGGTAAGCAGATGATGGAGCTCAGGCGGAAGCGCCAGATCCTTAAGAGCATCCCCTACCAGCCTGGCATCCCGGTAAACACGTTCTGGGATCTTGGCCGCAACGACTCGATGGTGATATGGTTTCACCAGCGCGTGGGGCCTGAGAACAGGTTCTTCGACTACATAGAGGATCGAGGCCACAACATGCAGCACTACGTGAGGCTCCTGCTCAACGAGCGCCAGTACATGTATGGCGCCCACTATATGCCGCACGATGTCGAGGTGACGGATCTCACTCAGTCCGAGAACCTCACCAGGAAGCAGGTCGCCGAGAGGGCGGGCCTGAGGAACATCGTTACGGTGCCGCGTATTCAAGATAAGGAGGAGGCCCACGAGCTCGCTCGTCAGGCTCTGCCGACTTGTTATTTCTCGGAAGAAGGTTGCAAGTATATACCGCCAGAATCAATGCGCGAGGTCGAGCACTCAGGGATCGTGTCTCTTGAGAACTACAGGTATGACTACGACGAGAAGCGCGAACAGTACACCAAGAACCCTGTCGACAATAAACACTGCCACGGAGCGGACGCGTTTATGCAGTTCGCCCAAGCCTACAACCCGAACGCTGGTGACGCACCATCCGGCCACGTCGGGATGTTCTGACTAGGAGAAGCCCCCATGCCGGTAGATAGCAAACACCCGCGTTATACACTGTCTCTGCCAGACTGGCGGACGATGAAGCACGCCTATGCGGGGGAGAGGACGATCAAAGAACAGGGGACGGAGTATCTGCCCGCCACTTCTGGCATGTACGTAGACGGCTACCCCGCCGTAAACTCCGTCGGTTGGAAGGCCTACGACGCCTATCGCAAGCGCGCGATATATCACAATCTGGTCGCCGAAGCCGTCAAGACCCTAGTTGGTATCATGCACCACAAGCCGCCGACGATCGAGCTCCCGCAGGCGCTAGAGGATATGCGGGAGAACGCCACGACCCAGGGCGAGTCGCTCGAGATGCTTCTGCGTAGGGTCAACGAGGCGCAGCTGGTCACGGGTCGCTACGGGCTTCTGCTAGATCTGCCGTCGGCCCCGACGCTTGAGAACCTATTGCCCTACATAGCCACCTACGACGCGCACCAGATGCTTAACTGGGACGACGGGCGTCGCGAAGAGATCGTGTTGCAGAACCTCAACTTCGTATCTCTAGATGAGTCTGAGTATGAGCGCCAGGAGGATTTCGAGTGGGAGAAGAAGGACAAGTACCGCGTGCTGATCCTTGGCGACCCCCAAGAGAACGAAGGCTCCTCATCCGGTCAGATCTACCGCGTAGGTGTCTTTACCGAGAAGAACGCCAACTTCTCAGAGGCCGCGTTAGTGACGCCCTCTGTGAGAGGCCGCGCTCTCGACAAGATCCCGTTCGTGTTCGTCAACTCCAAGGACATCGTGCCGGACCCCGATGACCCGCCGCTGATGTCGCTCGCCCGCTTGTGCTTGGCCATCTACCGCGGCGAGGCCGACTATCGCCAGTCGCTCTTCATGCAGGGCCAGGACACGTTGGTCGTTATTGGTGACGGACAAGCGCAAGATGGTAACGCGAAGACCTACAGGACAGGTGCCAACGCGGTGATTGCGCTCCAGAACGTCGAGGCCGACGCCAAGTTCATCGGTGTGGATAGCTCAGGTCTAGAGGAGCAGCGACAGGCGGTAGAGAACGACAAGAAGGACGCGGCGACCATGGCGGGTCAGCTCATGGACAACGCGTCTCGAGGGGTCGAGTCCGGCGACGCTCTGCAGATCAGGGTCGGCGCCAGGACGGCCACGCTCAACGAGGTGGCGATTACCGGCGCCTTCGCTCTGCAGAAGATTCTGAGGATCGCGGCTGAATGGGTCGGAGCCAACCCCGAAGAGGTGGTAGTCCAGCCCAATCTCGACTTCGTCGACGATCGTCTCGACGGCAAGAGCTTGATCGAGTACATCACGGCCAAGACTCTCGGGGCTCCACTCTCGCTCGAGTCCATCCACAAGCTCATGCAGGACAAGGGCCTCACGGAGCTCGATCTAGAGACCGAGCTCCAACGCATCAGTGAGGAGGGGCCTCTGGTCGAGCCCATCGTCGATGATTCAGGTCTCGAGGACGACCCCGAAGAATAACTCTAGATGGTCATGGACCCAGACAAGCAGTTGCCGAGCGGAGATCTGTCGATCAACGAGCAGTTTCTCGACGCGGCGATCCGCCATCAGATAGGGCTGATGCGTCTGTCGGGCTCGATCCGCAACGAGGTCTTCGAGATCCTAGAGGCGACGGAGAAAGATCTGAGAGACCAGATCGAGAGGCGGCTTCGCAGAGGTCTACCAGGCGGTAGCTTCTCGGCGACGCGCATGCGACTCCTAGAGAAGGCGCTGCGCACCATCCGCACGACGGCGTGGGAGAAGGTCGAGGAGGTGTGGGTCCGCGAGATGACGGCTTTGGCGAGGGCCGAGCCTGAGTTCACGCAGAAGGCGCTGGCCACGGTTTCGCCGGTGACGCTCGATCTGGCCTTGCCGGCGGCGGCTACTCTAGAGACTCTGGTTCGCGAGTCGCCGTTCGAAGGTAGGACTCTCAGAGAGTGGGCGAGCACCATCGCCGAGGCGGATGTCCGCAGGATCAGAGATCAGGTCCGCATCGGGCTGGTACAGGGCGAGGGCGCCATAGAGATCGCCCGTAGGGTCGTGGGGATTGTTCGTCTGAGAGGTTCGGACGGCGTGACGCAGATCACCAGGAACAATGCGGCCGCCATCACGAGAACGATGGTCAATCACTACAGCAACCAGTCGAGACGTCTTTTCTTCGAAGAGAACAAGGACGTCTTCGAGGAGGAGCTCTACGTGGCGACTCTCGACGCGAGGACGACCCCCGTGTGTAGAGCGAACGACGGTAAGCGCTTCGAGGTAGGCGTGGGGCCTATCCCTCCTCTGCACTTCAACTGTCGTTCTTTAAGAGTGGCGGTCATAGACGGAGAGGTGTTGGGGCGAAGACCGGCCAGGCGCTTCACCCAGAGGATGTTGCTGCGAGAGTACTCGAGACAGAATGGGCTACCGACGGTTACGTCGAGAGGGGCTCTGCCGAGAGGCCACAGACTCGCCTTCGATTCGTTTGCTAGAGGACGGATTCGAGAGCTCACCGGCACCGTGCCGGCGAAGCTCGACTACGGGACGTTCTTGAGACGCCAGAGCAGAGAATTCCAGGATGACGTGCTCGGTGTGACTAAGGCGAGACTCTTCCGAAGAGGGAAGCTCGCGCTAGACAGATTCATAAATCGCCAAGGGGACGAGCTCACGCTCGCCCAGTTGGCTCGTAGAGAGGGGGAGGCTTTCCGCGCGGCCGGTCTCGACCCCGACGACTTTAAGTAGGTCGCGACAAGAGGAGAAGAGCATGGCTCTAGAAGCGATACATTCAAACCTGGAAGACATCCCCGAGCAGTACCGCGATCTGTACAGCGAGCGAAACGGTCAGTACGAGCTGACCGGCATCAACGGCGTGAAGACCCAGGCCGACATCGAACGCATGCAGGTAGGTCTGCAGAAGGAGCGCGACGAACACAAGGCGACCAAGCAGAAGCTCGAGCCCTGGCGCAACCTGGGTGAGTTCGAGGAGGTGCAGACGAAGCTCGACCGCATCCCTGAGCTTGAGGCCGCGGCCGACGGCAAGGTGGACGAGGACAAGCTGAACGATCTTGTCGAGGCTCGCATCAAGACGCGGTTGGCGCCGGTGGAGCGGGAGAACACTACTCTCAAGCAGCAGATCGAGGAGCGTGACGCCTCAATCAGCGAGTACAAGACCAAGGAGAACAAGCGTAAGATCGAGGACGCCATCAGGCCTGTTCTCGTGGAGGCGAAGGTTCTGGACAGCGCCCAGGAGGACGCGCTCATGCTCGCAGAGCGCCTGTTCGAGGTCCGTGAGGACGACGGTGAGGTGGTTATGCGGGACCAGGTCGGCTACACCCCAGGCATCACGCCGAAGGACTGGCTGAGCGAGATCCAGAAGACCCGGCAGCACTGGTGGCCGCCCTCGCAGGGCGGGGGCGCAGGCGGCGGAGGTGGTGGCAATCTCGGCGTCAACGGCGGCAGGAACCCGTGGTCGAAGGACCACTGGAACGTCACCGAACAGGGCCAGGTGGTCCGTGAGCACGGATCTGAGAAGGCGCAGGCTCTGGCCAAGCAGGCGGGTTCGTCTATCGGGTCGATAGCGCCTCCTGCAAAGTAGGTGTTTACGGCGCCCCAGATTATCTTGTATAGTCTGGGGCGTCTATCGAGCCCGGCGTATGTGCGTACGGGCGACCCGGATAGAGCCATGGAGTTCGCGCGGGTGAGAATCTTTGCGTATTCAACTCTTCAGGAGACAGATCCATGGCAACGGGACCTATCACTCAGCTCAGCGACATCGTCGAGCCTTCAGTTTTTACGCCGTATGTCCAGCAGCTCACCGAGACGAAGTCTCGCGTCGTGCAGTCGGGCATTCTGGCGCGCAACCCCCTTCTGGACCAGCTGCTCGGAGGCGGTGGTCTTAGCTTCAGTGTCCCGTCGTTCCGCGATCTGGACGACGACGCCGACAACGTCAGCGGACAGGAAGCTGCGGATATCCAGAACGCGTCGTTCGAGAACGGTACGCCGACGGACGCCAACCGCGCGGACTCCACGCCGAAGAAGACGGCCGGTGACACCGAAGTCGCCGTTCGCCTGAACCGTAATCAGTCCTGGTCGAGCTCCGATCTCGCGGCTCAGGTGGCTGGGGCAGATCCGATGTCCAGCATCGCGGCTCGTGTCGCGGCCTACTGGATTCGCCGGCTGCAGGCGATCTTCATCGCCACGATGCAGGGCGTCAGCAAGGACAACGGCGTCAACGACTCTGGTGACTATGTGAACGACATCTCAGGCACGGCGTTCGCCGACGGGGTGACCAACTTCTCCGCGGAGGCCGCTCTCGACGCCGCCCTTACCATGGGCGACTCGATGGAGGACCTTACGGGCATGATGGTCCACTCGGTCGTCTACAACCGAATGCAGAAGAACAACCTCATCGACTTCATCCCGGACGCCCGAGGTGAGGTCACGATTCCGACTTTCCTCGGTCGCGAGGTCGTCGTCGACGACGGCATGCCGTCCAGCACGAACGTTGTTCTCGCAGACGGTACGGCGGGCGAGGCCGGTATCTACGAGAGCTGGTTGTTCGGAGCCGGCGCCGCGCAGCTCGGCGTAGGTTCGCCGAAGGTCCCGACCGCGGTGACGCGCGAGGAACAGGCGGGCAACGGCGGCGGTCAGGAGATCCTCTTCTCTCGCAACGAGTGGTGCATCCACCCGACCGGCCACGCCTACACCGGCGGCACTACGGCCAAGGGCGGCCCGACTAACGCTCAGCTGAACGTCGCCACGGCGTTCGACCGGGTGTATCCGGAGCGCAAGCAGATCAAGTTTGCACGCCTGGTAAGTCGCGAGGCGTAGTAGCAACGGGCGGAGAGGTCCAGGGAAGGGCCTCTCTTCTCATCCACTCAGGAGACTACTATGACTGCAGCACGCATCAGACGCCCGCGGCACCGCGGCTTCGAAGGCCTTCGTCGAGGTCGGCTGGACCATACAAAGTCGGATATCGCCAACGCAGGTCTCGACGGCCGCACCATCGCCGCTATCTATGTGGCGACCTTCCAGAACGCCGCCAACGAGGTTACGCTGGCGACTGTCGACGATCTTCCCGCGGGGGCTCAGGTCGTCTTCTACAACACCGGCGGAGCTCTACCAGCGGCTCTCGAAGAGGGTCTCGACTACTTCTTGGCCGAGGCGGGCGTCAATCAGTACACGCTCCACGCATCGAGGGCGGACGCCGCCAACGGGGCTGGAGGTGTCGCCTTGGCGGACGACGGCACGGGCACGACGACGGCCTATCTCATAGGCTAGAGGAGAACGACACATGGACATCTTGGAAGCACTCAAGCAGCTCGATCCGAAGAACGACGAGCACTGGACGGGCGACGGCTTGCCCCGCATGGACGCCGTCGAAGCTCTGGTCGGAGACGAATCGATCAAGCGAGCGGACGTGACGGCCGCGTCGCCGGACTTCAATCGCGAGGCGGCGGCAGCGACAGCGACGTTCGATGGCACGGACGAGCTCACGATCGACGATATGCCAGAGGGTGCGTACAGCCCCGACAGCGAGCTCACTCTCCAGGAGCAACTCGCAGATTGGGAAGCGGCGCAGGCCCGCGATGAAGAGTCCAACAAGCCCTCGCCGATGGACATCCTTCAGGCTCAGCGAGCCGAGCTCGAGCAGCGTCTGGTGGGCGTATCGAAGAAGGAGGCCAAGCTTCGTGAGAAGCGCAGGGTGATCGAGAATCAGATCTCCGCTATCGGCAAGCGCATCGACCAGATCACCCCGTCGAACTACGATCAGTCGGAGATCATGCGCTACATTCGCAACCAGAACAGCATCAACCAGGACAAGGCCGCCAAGCGTAGGCTCCTGCAGGAGTCTGGCGTGGCCGAGATCATCAGAGGAACTGGCAAGGCTCCGATCGATCAGGCGATGGCGAAGCGTAAGCCGGCTCGAGGTTCTGAACGCCCGCCGCCGAGAGCCACGAAGAACTAGTTGTGGCGCTTACCTCCAACACAGCGTTGAGAAGGACTGGTCGCCGAGCGCGCTTCCCCGTGCAGTGGCCGCGTCTGCAGACGTTCGATGGCGGAGGTGGCGCCGTAGATCTTCCTCTGTCTGGTTCGCTCCCGGCGGGACGCGCCACCAGAGACCTCGGCTCTGCGACGACGTGGAGCCTCACCGGGTACGGAGCTCTGACCGTTCAGCTTTTGGTAAACGGCTCCAGTCGCGGCGCGATCCCCGCCGCCCCCGCGACTCTCGCCGGCGGCGCGATCTCCAGAGGAGATCTTGTGCAGATCAGAAAGACAGCGACGCCGGATGGGGCGGGGTTCTTCGAGGTGGTCGGGTTCGACGCCTCTGGACAGCAGGTCGCCTTCGGCAGGTTCGAGGCGAAGTAGTCGTGGTACAGTAGCCACGAGATTTTTGGAGAGACACATGTCAAACCTGAACAACGCGAAGATCGCTCGACGAGATCCCGCCGTACGTGCAGCTCGCAAGCAGGCCCAGCTGGCTCGTCTGGCTGCGAAGGGTAGGGAGGGCTACTCTGAGAAGTACGCCGCCCAACCTGAACAGGTCCGAATCAAGGCCAAGCAGACTGCAGAGCGGCAGGCTGCTCGCGCGGTCAAGGTAGCGCAGATCGATCAGGCGCTGAACGACGCCGCCGGGGGCGCAGCCGCCTTCGACGACTCCACGGAACAGGAGACTGACTAATGGCCGGCTTTACCAACCAGCGCGAGGATGACATCCTCGACCTGTATGTGACGAACGTCGCAGCGCCCAACATCGGCGACGCCTCGGGCCTTCAGCCCTCCTCGGGTGCGGGGAGTCTCAACATCTCGCTGCACACGGGCGACGCACTCACCGACGCCGATACGTCGCAGACCTCGAACGAGGCCGCGTACACCGGCTACGGCCGCGTCTCGGTCGGCCGCTCGGTGTCGAACTGGACTATCGCCTCGGGCGTCGCCGACAACGACGCCGCGATCACGTTCGGCGCCTCGACTTCGGGGCCTGAGACGGAGACGGACGTCGGCATCGGCTTCGCCAGCAGCGGCGCGGGCTATCTCGACGCGTGGGGACAGCTGACGTCGGATCTGGTGGTCAACAACGGCATCACGCCCGAGTTCGCCGCCGGCGCCCTCGACATCTCGCTCGACTAAGTCGTGGTCGACATCCTCCTTCGTGAGGCCTGTTCGGCCGAGGCGGAGCTCGACTTCGTCAACATGCGGTTCGGTCACTTGAAAGTGGCCGTGCCGTATCAGACGGCCCTGGACATCGCCAGACATCTGCGCATGGCGTGCAAGGAGGCCATGCGTCTCGAGCGGGAACCAGTCAAGAATTGGGCGGAGATCTCTGAGATCATCGAGATTACGGAGGCGCAAGAGCCTCCGCGGGCGAACAGGACTTTTCGCCGATCTCGTCTAATCCCTACTCTCGAGGAGTGGGCGACGAAGTACGAGGGGACGCTTATCAGAATCTGCTTCGACAACGAGAGCGTAGCCATGCACTGGTCTGACGGTCTTGTCTACCACGCTTGGCTGAGACAGGCCGCTCGCGCCGCCAAGGCCTGGGCGGGCGACTCGAGCAAGAGGATGGTGGTCACGGGGACGTTGACCAACGCCGAAGACAACTATCGTCTCAACCTTCACTAACGGAGAAAAACCCATGCGTAAGATCTTCTATTTTCTGGCCTCCACGGCCTTGTGTCTGCTGCTCGTAGGGCCTGCAGCCAACGCCGGAGCACCCTACGACATCACACTGATCACCTTCGACGACCCGACCACTGGCGGCGCGCCGGACGGCTACAACCTGTACATCGACGACTGCGCTGCGACAGGGAGCACCGGGCCGGCGTTCGCGAGCGTCAACAGCGGCGATTCGTTCACAAGCGCATTCCCGGTCGACGGCAGCTACGAGGTTTGTGTAAGAGCCTTCAACGCGACGGGCGAGCAGCCAGATCCCGGCCCGGTCGCAACAGTCACCGTCGCCGACCTGCCGCTACCGGGTGTGATCGAAAATCTGAGCATTACGGTCGACTGCCCATCAGGCGGGTGCAGCGTCAGCGTAGTGGTCAACTGATGTGGCGCGTCGGTGCCGCACATTCCTGTGCGACTACCCTCTGGCAGAGGGTGCGGCGCATCGCCCTGTGTGCGGCATCGACCCTCGTACTAACGATCTGCACGGCAGCGTCGCTCGCAGGCGAAGCAACACTGAGTTGGAGCGCGCCTACGCACAACGAAGACGGCACGCTGCTCACCGATCTGGCCGGGTACAATCTGTACGCCGAGTGCGGATCGGAGTCAGGCTACCCACGCACGGTTCAGAATCTGCCGTCAGCGGCCGATAGCTATGTCTGGCAGAGCCTTCCAGACAATACCGAATGTCGCTTCGTCGCAACGGCGTTCAACAGCGCCGACGAGGAAAGTCAGCATAGCGGCGTGGCGACGTATTTCATTGATGGCGAGCCCCAAGCAATCCCAGGGGCTATTACAAATCTTGTTGTTACGTGGGAATCATCGACAGCTGGGGGCGGCGTAATGGCCGATGCAGTAGACAGTATTCTCGGCTCTGAGGTCGTTGATGCAAGTGGGGCGGCAAGTAGTTCAGCGAACATTACCGTGCCGTCCGGCACGGCAGCAATTATTGTTTTCACCGGCATGTGGGACGGTGGCCCGGGTGATGATGTTACCTCCGTAACCATTGATGGTGATTCGGTAGATTTCACCGCGCCCTTACAAAATCAAGCAACGACAACTTACGGCGCTCATGTTGGTATCGGTGCTCTACTAAGTCCGTCAATCGGCACTGTGTCGCTGGCGTGGGCTTGGAGCGACACCGCGCCGGACGAAGGCGGCGAAATTATCGCAGTCTACCTTAACAACGACTTTGATGTCTCTAGTATTGCAGCACTTGTCGGGGACTCTGACGTTGACCTGAATAACGCGTCGGGTGGCGGCGATGCAATGCAATTGACATTGACGTCGTCAACGGGGCAGGTCGGACTCGCCTACGCGCAGCGGTTCAGTGGATCTTCAATCTCGATCACGCCCGACGACAACACACTAGAAGATGATCAGTCGATCAACAGTCATCGTTTTGAAGTTGTTGCGTTTGATGCTGACGCTGGATCGACGACAGTTGATATGGCGGTTGAGTCTTACTCATCAATCGGCGCGATCGTACTAAACCCCGCACCAGAGGACGGCGGGGACATCGCCGCTACTGTCGACGCGGCCGTAACGGTGGCTGCAGATCTCGACGCCTCAGGCGCTCTGGCCGGCGACCTGTCGACCGCGATCTCTGTCGCAGCAGATCTCTCCGCTTCTGGTGATCTGGACGGCGCCTTGTCTATCGTGACGGCTGTCGCCGCGACTCTCGCCTCTCAGGGAGATCTGGAGGCGGCTCTAGCGATCACTAGCGCTCTCGTCGCCGACTTGGACGCCGTGGGAAGTCTTTCTGCGGAGGCGGCTTCTCAGTTATCTCTGGCGGCAGACTTGACAGCTCTCGGAGACGTAGCCGCCGTAGCCTCTGTGCTCGCCAATGCCAGCGGTACCTTGACCAACGCCAGCAACGCCTCGATCACCGCTTCTCTGCCTATCGTGGCCGACGTAGTGGCGGATCTAATAGCGCAGGGCGAGCTCGACGCGGCGATAGCTCTCGCGATCTCTGTGGCGGCGGATCTCAGAGCCTCGGGCGATCTCCAAGGCGCCGCCGCTGCCGTAACCAGTCTCTCCGGTGAGCTCTCCGCCAGAGGGGAGCTCTCCGCCGATCTGGCAATCGCTGTTTCTCTTTCCGCTGCGCTCTCTGCTATGGGCGACGCAGAGGGCTCGATCAGCGCGGCGCTATCAGTCGTGCCCGATCTTAGCTTCGTCGGCGACGGTGGTCTCAACGCCGCGGTCGCTACGGCCTTCTCCATCGTGTCTGAGCTATCCGCCACGGGCGCGCTGGCGGCCACACCGGCCATCGTATTTGATGTCGCTGGAGATCTCGAGGCCGAAGGGGCTCTCCAGAGTACGATCAACTCGGGTTTCGACGTCACGGCGGACGGCCGTCTTCTTGGTCGCACCGACGCAGTGGTCCCGACAGTGTCGTCGATTACGGCCGACATTACGTCGGGAGGCGGGATCGCCTCTTCTGTGCAGATGCAGTCGTCTGTCGCGGCCGTGCTTCTTGCTCGTGGAGGGCTCTTGGCCACAGTGGCGCTTCAGTCGAGCGTACTGGCCACGATCTTCGACGCCTCCGCCGAGAGGATACCGAACAGTACTCAGCAGATCCTCGTGAGTCTCTTCAACGCGGTACAATCGTTGACAGCGCCCGACTACAACAGCAGGCAGAACCTCGATGGCTGATCTGACCAACGAACTTCTCGGCTCCGCGATCGTCCGTAAGCGAGGAGACACGGCGCCGGACAGATTCACCATCCTGGACGAGAACGGAGACGCCCGGGACGTCACGAGCTTCGCCTTCGTGTTCACGATCAATACGCACAAGGACCCAGACCCGGACCTCTCTATTGGTACGGAGCTCGTCCAGATCGCAGGCGTGATCACCGACGCCGCGGCCGGGGAGATCGAGGTTCGGTGGAACGCAGGTTCTGAGGCGGACCAGGCCGTCGGCCAGTACTGGTACGATATAGAGCAAACCGACGCCGGAGGTCTCAAGAAGACGATCGCCAAGAACAAGTATACGTTTCAACAGGACATCACCAAGTGACTCTCATCGTAGAAGACGGCTCAGGGATCGCCTCGGCGAACGCCTACATCACGGCGAACGAATTCAAGCAGTACCACGCTGCTCGAGGCAATCCCCTGGAGTACGACGGCTCGGTCGAGCAGTCTATCATCAGAGCCACCGACTACGTCGATCGTCGTTTCGGGCGTCTGTTCAAGGGGGTCAAGCGGTACTCTGATCTTCGTTTCGCTCGAGCCACTCTCACGGCGACCGGCGTCCCGTCTGACGGTGACACGGTAACCTTGGGTAGCAACACGTACACATTTAGAACAACGGCGGCGGTGGACTACGACGTCGAGATCGGGGTCTCCGCCTCCGCCAGCGTGTCCAACCTGGTCAGCGCCGTTAACGGCGGGGCCGGCTACGCCGCTAGCACGGAGCTCGAGGGTGTCACCTTCACCGGCGACAGGGCCGTGTTCTACTCGCTCGCTGCCGGGACACCGGGCAACGTCCACGAAAGCACCGAGTCAAGCTCCGTACTCTCGTTCAACTTCGCGACTCTGTCCGGTGGCTACGACGCCTTCATACCGCAGCCGCTTGAGTTCCCGCGTGCGTTTCTGATCGACCGCTACGGAAACTCTCTTGACTTCATTCCGCTGCAGCTCAAGCACGCGATCGCAGAGTACGCCTACAGAATTCTCTGTGGTACGGATCTCGACCCAGACCCCACCTACCCCGACAGCGGCCGAGAGGTCGTACGCACGAGGACGAAGGTGGGGCCGATCGAGGACGAGATCGAGTATTCGTCGACGGCCGATGTTGAGATTCGAGCGTATCCGAAGGCGGATGCATATCTCACGGACCTCTTGGTCCAGGGCGGCGGGGTTATTCGCTAGTGGCGATCGACTACGAGGCGTTGAGAACGAGAGCCGCGACTTTAGTCGCAGCCAACGGCGCCGCTTGCACGTTCTACCAGCTCAACGCGACGCCCGCGGACGTCTCACAACCGTGGCGAGGCGCTGCAGATCCCTCGTCGGATGAGACCGAGGTCTTGGGTAGTGCGGTACGCGTAGAACCTGAGTCTTCGACTCGCCTGGGTCTGCGCGTCGCCAAGGAGGGCTTCGTCAAGCGTTCGGAGGCGATCTTGATCGCCGCAGTAGAGACGGACGTCAGAGGCTACGACGAAGTTTTGTTCGACGGAGTGCGCTACAACATCGAGGGCGTCGAGGTCCTGAAGCCAGCCGGCGTAACGCTCCTCTACTTCGTGGGGATTAGGCGATGACCGCCACAGTTGCGCAGGCTCGCGACGAGATCCAGGCGACGTTCAGAATCGCCTGGTTGGCTGACTCAGGCACTCAAGACTACTTCGTCAAGTACGAGGACGTCGCTCAGGGCGACACGCCTGAGAAGACATCGAGCAGGCCGCTACCCTGGGCTCGTCTCACCATCCGCCACAACCCGGGCGCCGGAGGGCAAGTGGCTCTGGGCACCTCTGAGGATGGTAGGCGGCGCTACAGACGTTTCGGTGTGGCCACAGTTGGCCTCTTCGCGCCTAAGGGTGACGGGTTCACGACTCTCGACGCCATGACCCTGGTCGCCATGCGAGCGTTCGAGGGGGTGCGGACGGACCCTGGGCAGATCACCTTTAGCAACATAAGGCCCGCCGAGATCGGTACGGATGGGGACTACACACAGGTTAATGTACTTGTAGATTTCGAGTACGACGAGGTAAGATAGGCTCCACTCGGTGGGTCTGGCGCCCACACCCGAGCGATAGAGCCATGGAGCCCAAAGTTCGGACTCGTCTCAACTTAAGGAGAGCACCAGAATGGCTCAGCTACAGAAGATCGACAGCAACGTCTCGGGCCTCCGATACGCCGTAGAGACGGCTATCGGTGTACTCCCGCCGAGCCCGATATGGAACGCTCTGGAGCCGAACGGCTACCAGGAGTTCGGCGGCCAGCTCACGACCGTCGCCCGCGCCCCGATCAACGCCGGTCGTCAGCGCAAGAAGGGTGTAGTGACGGACCTCGACGCGTCCGGCGGCTTCGGCACAGACCTCACCCAGGACAACATGCAGGATCTTCTGCAGTCGTTCTGCTTCGCGCTCTTCCGGCGCAAGGACGAGGCCTACATCGACTCGGCCGACGGCACGGGCGAACACTTCGAGCTCCACAACCGCACGGTCTCTGCGGTAGCCGTCAACGCGGCGGGCTCGGGATACGCCGTCGGCGACTTCGTCACGGCCACCGGCACGGGCGCCGAGACGGCGACTTTCCAGGTCACCAGCGTCGACGGCTCCGGAGGCATCACTGGCCTCGACATCATCTACGGTGGCGCCTACAACACCGACCCCACGACTACGGCCAACGCGCTCGTGACGGCGACGGGTTCAGGTTCGTCCGCGACGGCTGATCTCACGCTCACCAATATCGCCGAGGACTGGCAGGAGAACGACATCGTCTACGTGACCGGTTTCGTCACCGAGACCGGCAACAACGGTCTGCATCTGGTCGACTCCGATGAGCTCGCGACGAACGTCGAGCTCAACGTGACCACAGATCTCGCCGATGAAACGCTGGCCGGCGACACCGACGCCCGCGCAGTCCGTGTAGGTCACCAGGCCACGGCGGACGACATCGACGTCTCGGTATCCGGCAACTACGCGACGTATACGTCGACGGCGCTCGATTTCACGACGCTGGGTCTTATCCCGGGCGAGTGGATCTACGTCGGCGGCGATACGGGTCTACAGGGGTTTAGCAACAGCCAGAACAACGGTTTCAAGCGTGTTCGAAGCGTCAGCGCTAACGCCTTGGTCGTCGACAAGTCTGCGACCACGATGATCGCCGAGACCAGTTCCGGATCTCGTACGGTGCGTTTCTGGTTCGGTCGCGTTCTCAAGAACGAGTCGGACGCGACTAATCAGGTCCGTCGGACCCTGCAGCTCGAGCGGACGCTCGGCGCCCCCGACACGGCGTCTCCGTCAGACATCCAGGCGGAGTATCTGGTAGGCGCCGTGGCGAACGAGTTCAGCTTCCAGGTCCCGACCGCCGACAAGCTCGTCTGCGACCTCTCATTCGTGGCGATCAACAACACGCAGATAGATGCAGCCACGGCTCTCAAGACGGGTTCGCGGCCGACGCTGCAGGACGCCGACGCCTTCAACACGTCGTCCGACTTCAGCCGCATCAAGATGTCGGTTCACAGTCTCACGGCTGAGAATCCCGATGCGCTGTTCGCCTACGTGACTGAGCTCACGCTGACAATCAACAACGGCGTGACGCCCAACAAGGCGGTCGGTGTGCTCGGCGCCTTCGAGGTGACGGCGGGCGACTTCGTGGTCAACGGCAACGTCACGGCGTACTTCGCCGACGTCGCCTCGGTCCAGGCCGTGCGCAACAACTCGGACGTGACGCTCGACATGCATCTCGTTAAGGCTAACGGCGGCATCTCTATCGACGTGCCGCTGATCGCTCTCGGCGAAGGCCGGCTCAACGTGGAGAAGGATCAGCCCATCACGCTGCCGCTCTCCCTAGAGGCCGCCACTGCCGCCAAGCTCGACACCGCGCTCGACCACACCCTGATGATGGTCTTCTACGACTATCTGCCGGATGCGGCCGACGTGTAATACCCACCCTAGCAGAGGAGTGCAACATGGGTGCATATGACAAGTTCAGGGTCGATACCGATCTTGAGTCTAAGGGTGTGATACTGGACTACGGAGACTTCAGAGTCACGATCAGCCGCGCAGGCGGCACCAACAAGGCGTTCGACAAGTGCATCGAGAAGAAGACGAAGCCGTATCTCCGCGCCATTCAGACGGAGACCATGAGCGAGAAGGTCGCTCAACGACTTCTTCGCGAGGCCTTCGCCGAGACTATCATCGTCAACTGGGAGCTCCCGGGAGATGAAGAAGGCCAGTGGGTGAGGGGCATCGAGGACCCCGAGTCTGGTGAGGTTCTGGAGTTCTCGCCCGACGAGGTCCTCAAGGTGATCTCCCACCCTGAGCTTGGCGACCTTTGGGCGGATCTTCGTGATCAGGCCCAGAAGGGGACGTTGTTTCGCGCATCGATCGACGAGATTCGAGCGGGAAACTGATTGAGTGTCTGCTCTATACTCTGGAGCAGGCGCCGATCGAGCAGATGATTATCAAGCAGTGCCTGTCGGACGGCAGGGAGCTGCCGGAGAGGATGCAGAACGCACCGCAGCTCTTGATGGGCAGCGGCCTCTACTGGGACGCGTTCTTCGATCTCTCGACATGCAGACCGGGGTCTTTTGGCGTGGCCGCGATTCCCTGGAATGTGACGAAAGAGTACTCTGAGGTCTACGGCTTTGACGCTGAGCAGACCGAGTCACTCTTCGCGATAGTAGGGAAGATGGACGACGCCTTCATAAAGCATCAGTTGTCCAAGAGGGAGTAGTAGCGTGGCCACGAGTATAGGGCTGGGAAATTTCGCTAAGAGGATGCGCGCAGTCGCGAGGTCCCTAGATGCGAACATAGAGAAGACGGTGGTAAAGGCGGCGGTAGTCGTCGACCAAGTTGCCGTCCAGACCACCCCTGTCGATACCGGTCGCGCTCGCGGCAACTGGCGCGTGCAGATTGGAGCCCCCAACGTCGACGCCGACGAAGACGATTTCGACCCTGACGGGTCCGTGACGGCCGCCGAGGGCGCCGCCGTAGCCTCTACCTGGAAGATCGGCGACGCCCCTATCTACATCAGCAACAACGTCCGCTACATCACGTTCTTGGATCAGGGCTCTTCGGCCCAGGCGCCGAACGGCATTTCGGCGCTCGCCGTCCAGGCGGGGCTCGATGTATTCCGTCGTGCACGAGTTCTCGGAGGTGTTAGGTAGTGGCCACCGAAAATCTCGTCATCGTCGTCAACGAGCGAGGCGCCCGCGTTGTCAAGCGCAACATCCAAGGCATCGGCCGAGGTGCCAAGCAGGCCGAGGGAGCGGTGTCACTCCTCCGCCGCTCACTCGGTCTTTTGGGCGGGGCGCTTCTGATCCGCGGTCTTACGCGGCAGGCCGACGCCTACATCAACATACGCAACCGTCTGCGGCTAGTGACGAGTTCTACAGAGGAGCTCAACGCCGTCCAAGACCGTCTGCTTTCGATCAGCAATCAGACGAGGACGTCGTTCGCCGCCAACGCAGATCTCTACAATAGGTTCGCGGCGACGACCAAGAACCTGGGCCTCTCACAGGAGCAGGTTCTTACTCTAACAGAGAGGATTAACAAGGCCGTCATCATCTCGGGCGCCACGGCGGCTGAGGCGACAGGCGCTCTTAGGCAGTTGTCGCAGGGCCTTGGTCAGGGCCAGCTCCGCGGACAAGAACTCTTGTCTGTGCTTGAGCAGCTGCCGTTCGTGGCCGATGTCATCGCGAAGCAACTGCGTACATCTCGTGGAGAGCTAAAGCGTTTCGGTGAAGAAGGCAAGATCACGTCGGCGGTCGTCAATGACGCCTTCACTAATTTCGGAAGCGAGATTGATCAATTGTTTTCTCGCATCACGCCGACGATTGAGTCTTCTCTGGTGGTTCTTAAGAACGCGTCTATCGTGCTCGTGGGCGCCTTGTCGGGCTCCACTGGCGCCGGCGAGGGACTGGCGCGAACGATCCTTGACATTGCAGAATTCGTGGCGACCGATCTCACTCGAGGCGTGATCAGATTCGCAGAATCTTTCGGCTCCGTGGCGTCGCAGGTCTCATCAGGTTTCGCCTCCATCTTCCAGGATTTGGGCACTTCGACAGGGGAGGTTCTTGACTTTCTCGGTAAGGCGATAGTGCGCATCCCTGAGAACATCGCCACCGTCGTGCGCATCGCCACAATTGAGATCACTGCGTTTGCGCAGCGCTCGCTGCTACAGGTTCAGAAGTTTGGCAACTCTATACAGGGGACCATCAACACCATCCTCGGTCGCGATGAGGCCGTGGCTGAGAATATACAGGCTCGCCTCCAGCTCGAACAGCAGATAGCGGCGGCCGAGCGTCAGATTCTAGAGGAGAGAGCGCTCTTGGTCAACAACGCCATTCTGCAGGAAGAAGAGCTCACGCGAGCTACCGCAGAGCGCGTGGCGCAGGTTGACAGCTCTTTACTTCAGAATCTAGTCGGCGGATTCGACGTAAGCGGCGGGACCGAGAGACTCGACAAGGCGACGGAGAAGCTTATCGACAAGCAACAGGATCTTCTCGAGTCACTTCTCTTGGAAGAGGCGGCGTTCAGGGCCGCTGCGGCCACTGGCGAAGAGTACGCCGTCGTGCTGGAGAGGCTCGAGACCAACGTCGTCGGCGTAGAGGCCGGGACGGGGGCGCTGGCCAACAGCATCAACGAGGCCCGCGAACGTCTGCGAGAGCTTCAGCAGCAGCAGGACAACACTGAGTTCCTGCAGGGTCTCATCGAAGAGAACGCTGCTCTCGAGGTGGCGGTGCGCACTGGTCGTGAGGTCAACCAGGTGCTTGAAGAGATGGCGATCGCCAAGGAGTTCGCCAATAACCCCGAGGGGCTGCAGCGAGCGTTGGATCTCACACGGGCCAACGAACGGCTGCAGGATCAGCTCTCGAATGCGCAAGACAACATCACGGACTTCCTCCGCAGAGCTCGAGAGAACGCTCAGGACATCCTAGGCGACGCCCTCTCAGATCTATTCGGCGGAGGTCTCGAAGATCTTCCACAGAGGTTCGCGAAGGTGCTGCTGGATCTCGCCAGTCAATTTCTTGCCAGCGAGATCTTCCGTCTCTTGGGCAGCATCGGCGGCGGTCCGGGCTCGAGCGATATCCTAGGTTCTATCGCCGGCTTCTTCGCCGGCAGCTTCGCCACGGGCGGCCAGTTCCAGGTGCCCGGCTCTGGCGGGGCGGACAGTCAACTGGTGGCCATGAGAGTCACCCCTAGAGAGACGGTCACGGTGACCCCGCCCAACCAGGCCCCGCCGGGATCTTCGGGAGGCCTGGGCTTCGACAGAGCACCTCAGGCCCCCAACGTGGAGGTGCCGGTGAAGATTATCAACGTAACGGACCCCGACGAGATCGCGGCCGCCCTCTCCAGCGACGCCGGCGAACGTGCTATAGTCAATACCATTCGAAAGAACAAGACCCAGATCACGGCGGCCTTGAGGTAGACACATGCCCTTCTGCATAGGAAACCCGGACTACGGAACACAGGCGACGGACTACGTCGATGCGCTTCAGAAGCTCATCGCCTTCGTGGACGAGGACAACAACTACGTCGCGACCATGGCCGTAAACGCCGGCGGGTCCGGCTGGGCTGTGGATGACTACTTCGAGCTCGACACCGGGACGGAGGCGCAGGGTCTCAAGGCCGTCGGAAAGGTCACGGCCGTATCCTCAGGTGCAGTCACGGCTATAGAGATCGCCTCGATGGGCGCCTACTCAGCGGACCCCACGGCCACGGGCGGCGCCACTGCAGCCGTCTCCCCTTCCTCCGGCACGGGGCTTACGATCGACGCCACGGTGGATTCTCTCGGCTACGTCGTCGAGCTGGACCAGGTGTATGACACGACCGAACGCGAGTGCTTCCTGCAAGCTCCCGGGCTCGACGACGCTCAGAACATCTACTTCGGCATACGCACATATCGAGACGTGCCGGCGGATGTCTACAACTGGGAGATCGTCGGTGCCACGGGCTACAACGGAGCTCTCGACTGGGACGCGCAGCCGGGTTCCGACGCCGACGTCTACTTCTCGAGCGGACTTCCGTCGGTGGACGTCCCTGCCTGGAACACGACGCTTCCGTACTGGTTCTACGTAAACAAGCAGAGAATCTCTGTCATTATGAGACCCGCCGCCACGTATCAACACGGCTACGCAGGTTTCGGACTCCCGTTCGGACCCCTAAGTCTGTATCCGTACCCTCTTTTCTGGTCGGGTATGGCGCAAGGGGGAAATTCCGTGCGCTACTCTGTGACGACTACCGCGCTCTCCGGCGCTCTCGACCCCGACGGGAGATCTGGGTTCTTTCGTTGGGTAGACGGCAGCAACTACCCTGTCGACAATACAGAGACAGACAACCCTAATATGTTTCCGCACGACAACCAGTGGAGTAGCTTGAGCATAGGTGAGAGCGATCCGTCCTGGTCGCAGGGTACGTTCATATCCTCTCTAGACTGGCTGACAAAGCTCCGAGACAACGGCGGAGAGTACCCTCTCATCCCGATAGTCGCCTGGAACGAGGAGCAGTTTGTTGGCTACATCATGCAGCTTGATCGCACGTACTTCGTCCCTGGGTTCAGTCTCGCTGCAGAGGATGAGATCACAGTGAACGGTACGAAATACCGCGTCTTTCAGAACGGCTTCAGAACAAGTGTCGACCAGTTCATCGCGATCGAGGAGGTCTAGAGCATGGCTTATGAGACAGGTACAGCTACGGGGCCGGCGGATCTGGTCGCCAAGCTCGCGACCTTCTTGACTACGACGGGTTCGTGGACGCAGGACAAGTCGGCGGGGGCCGGCGACACGATCGAACGCTATCTTAACGACGGTGCGTCCTTCTACATCTCGTTCGACACGGCGGCGGACGACATCTTTCTCTACCCCAACACGGGCTTCGATACTGGCGAACTCGTAGACGAGCAGCCCGGGTCTGCCGCGCTTAATAACAGCTGGTCCGGACGCATGCACGTCATGACAGGGTCCTATACGGCCTACCACTTTTTCCTGGATGAGGCGGCGCCGGACGGCGACCAGGTCACCGTCGTCGTTGAGCAGGACCCGGATGTCTTCCGCATGTTTAGTTTCGGAACGCTCGAGAAGTTCGGCACCTACGACGGTGGGCAGTACGTGAGCCACGACGCCTATCAGGCTGTAACCGGCACCTCTTCAGGCGCTACTCTTAGAGGAGGCCTCTTCGGTCAATACACCTCGGGCTCCTTCGTCGACCACGGCGTCGTGCGTGTCGGTGGTCTAGACGGGCAGGCGTCCGAAGATTGGCTCGGTCAGAAGAACGTCACGGCGCCCAACCACTCACCTAATAATTCGGGTTTCAAGATGACGTGGTCGACGGTGTCAACCCCGATCAGCGGATTCAACGCATTCCCGGCGCTCTTTTTCGGAAACCACACGGTAAAGGCCTCCTATTCGACGTTCTGGCCGTTTAATCCGATATGCTGCTACATCGGACGCCCGATCACGAACGGCGACACGCCGCCGACGTATAGCATCGCCGGCCGTGTACGCAACATCTTTGAGATTAACATGAAGAACTTCGACAACGGCGAGGTCGAGGTGGTGGGTGCGGACGACTATCTCATCTTTTCTCGAGGTCGAAAGACCGACAACTCCACCACCGCAACGCAGCCCAACATGTTCCGTCTGGGCTTCGCGATCAATCGAGACCTCTAGCGTATGTCTAGGGTAATGGCGACGGGGCTCTATCCGGCTATCTTTCTCTACGACGGGCCGGCCACGGCTGCGAATGTTCTACAGCCGCTGGGTCTCAGCTCATCGCTCGACAACCTGGTCGACAACAACCCTAACCCACCGGAAAGGGTAGGAGCCCCAGCCGCCGGATGGGCCGCCAATTCCATCTGGCCGATCTTCGCAGACAGTGGGGGTCGCACACGCGTGGCGCCTGTGTCGTTCAACAGAGGTCTGAGCAGCGGCAGCGCAGCCTTCGTCGACCCCGTAGGGCAAGAGGCTCTATATGGTAAGGCCCACGTGATCCCGCCGAGTCTAGACTTGGGTAACGTTCTCTCTGCCCAGGTCCGGCAGATCACGATATGGAATGCGCAATTTAACGCGAACTTGACCGTATCCTCAGTGGCCAACAACGTCAATGGCGGGATCGCCGTAAGCGGCATCTCGCCACCGGTGGATCTCGCAGAGCAGTCCGACGTCCAGTTTACAGTCACGGCCGACACTACAGGTCCGCCCGTAGTCTCGGGCTCGATCGACGTGACGACGTCCTTCGCTGTCTTCGAAATTGAGGTTTCTGGCCAGCGCGTCACCGCCTTCCAGTTTGTGCCTGAGATCCCTGTGCAGGAGCGGCTCGAGTTCAGCACGGACATTATTCCGTCGGAGGACAACTCTGAGCAGCGCCGTGCGCTGCGTAACACTTTTCGGCAGGTGCTTACGTACAAGGTGGCCGCAGATGACCCGACCACGCGCGGCAAGATCAAGAACCTCATATTTGACTGGCAGGCGAGCATCTTCGGCGTGCCTCTATGGTTTGAAGCGTCGTCGGTGACGGCGGCGGTCTCTGCGGCGTCTACTACGATAAACGCCGTCACAGCCGCCGCCGACTGGAAGGCTACGGGGCTCGGCATCATCTACCAAGACGAAGACAACTTCGAGATCTTTGAGATATCGTCCTTCAACGCGACATCGATAACTACGAGCACAGATCTGGTAGGCTCGTATTCGGCGCGGTCGGTTGTGGCACCAGTCCGTCTGTGCTACGCAGGTCAGCGCATATCTGCAGGCCAGTACCTCGTCAATGCGGACGAGTTCGTGTTCGAGTTTACGGCGATCGACAACGATCCGATCGAGGAGATCGCCTTCGCGTCCACGTACAACGGCCTACCGATATTCGACGACCCCAACGCAGTCACGAACGGATCTCTGCTCTCTCTGGTATGGAACACGCGATTCGCTCGCACAGAGTTCGCCAAGTTGAAGCTCTATCAAGAAGCTCGGGACGACCGCTCGTCTATTGTCTTTGAGAAGACCTTCGCCCCTTTGACCAAGGCGTTGCTATGGGAGAAGAAATCGTGGCTCCAGCAGCTTAAGGGCTCGCAGGGGGTCTTTTATCTGCCGACGTTCGCCGAGGACTTTTCGGTTGCGGTAGACATCACTTCCGCCTCTACGACGATCGACTTCGTCGGCAACGGCTACACGAACTTCGTGGACAACAGAGCGCCGCTGGATGCCATCCGCATCGTACTGAACGACGGCACTGTGTTCTTGCGCGATATCACAGGGTCTTCTGAAATAGCGGGGCCTATCGACAGGATTAGCATCGACTCGGCGCTTGGGCAGGACGTCGCCGTGGCCGACATAGACAGAGTAGAGTATCTTTTGCTCTGCCGGATGGACGGCGACCAGGCGAACGTCGTGCACAGGCAGCCAGGCGCGGCCACCTTGAGCTTTCCGGTCAAGACGGTGAGAGCATGACGTTCGACGCACAAGAAACCAGTCAACGCGACGGCCACCCAGTCGTACTCTACGAGTTCTTCATGGACGGGGTGGTAAGTCGATTTACGAACGCGGAGCGAGATGTCGAGTTTTCTGGCAATACGTACACGTCCGAGACTATTCGCCACTCAGAACCTCGCAGAACCTACGGCGACGACGCGGAAGACATCGACATCTCTCTGCCCCGCACCAACGCCATCCCTCAGAGACATATAGGCGTCGTGCCGTCGTCTAAGATTCAAGTAACGATCAAGAACATCCACCGTACAGATTTCGCCAACGAATCGCGTATATTTTGGGAAGGCGCCGTCGTGTCTGTTAGTTTCGGTCCTGACGGCATGGCGACCATGAAGTGTCGTTCTATCTTGTCTGACCTGGCGCAAGAGATCCCTCGTCGCAAGTTTCAGGGACCGTGCAATCACATACTCTACGACCAACGTTGCGGACTCTCGAGCACCTCTTTCTCAAGCACTCTCTCGATCGCCTCGATCTCAGATGATGAGATCACCATCACTGGTCTCTCTGCAGCTTCGGGAGCGGACCCCGCCTTTTTCGTCGGCGGATATATCGAGGTGTTGTCGGCGGACGAGTTTAGGACCATCGTCGCTCAGTCCGGCGACGTGGCCACCGTGATGCTACCATTCCCGGCAGACGTCGCGGCGGGGGCCTCGGTGAGGGTCTATCAAGGATGCGACCACTCGCTCAAGACCTGCCACCAGAAGTTCTCTAACGCAATCAATTTCGGCGGTTTCGCCTTTGTTCCTACGCGAAACCCGTCGACCTCGGACATAAACAGGTAGCGCTATGGGATTCTGGGGAGCTCTTATTTCATGGATCGTCACAACGCTCGTCTACGAGGTGTTCAGACCCAAGCCCGACATCGAGGACGCGCGCCCGGCGGGGCTCGGAGACTTCAACTTCCCGACGGTTGGCGAGGGCCGCCCAATCCCTCTGTGCTGGGGCCGTGTACGACTTCGCGCACCAAACATCATCTGGTCGGGTGATCTCGCCGTCGAGCCCAAGACCCAGAAGGTCAAGACGGGCCTCTTCTCCAGCGACAGGGTCACGACCGGGTTCGAGTACAGTCTCGGCGTTCAGTTCGCCCTATGTCACGGGACCATCGATGCGATACGTTCGATATGGGCCGAGGACGTTCTTCTGTGGAGCGGCGACCACACAACAGAGGCGGATCTGTCGGTCAGCGAGCCCGAGTTCTACGGCGGCGACGACCCCTCTCAGGGTGGCGGCTTTGTCGGCGACTTCGCGATCAGGCAGGGTGGTTTCACCCAGTCAGTCGTGTCGTATCTCGAGGACTTTCAGAACGTTCAAGACGGCGTCACGGTAGACACGCCCGCCTACCGAGGCACCGCGCACGCCGTCCTCAAGGGCGGCTACATAGGCAACAGACCCAGGATCGACCCTCTCCACTTCGAAGTCGAGAAGTACCCGACCCAGTTGTGGGACGAGGGCGACCCTGCTGACAGCGGCGACAGCATCATCAACTCGGAGGACGCCAATCCGGTTGCGATCCTGTACGAGGTGCTGCGAAACGATGACTACGGCTTCGGAAGACCCGCAGCAAGGATCTTCGTCGGTGACGTCACGAAAACCGAGGATGATTCATTCGGTCTCGCCGCCGCCACAGTGAAGACCGAGGGCCTAGGCTTCAGCATGGTGTGGGACAGGGGCCGGCCGGCCGAGGATCTCATAGAAGAGATCCTACGACATATCGACGGCGTTCTGTGGCGCGACCCGGTAACTAACCTCTTAAAGATAACACTGATCCGCAAGCTGCAGTCGACCGCCGGGCTCCCCGTGTTCGATCAGACGAACATCGCGTCACTTGAGAACTACACGAGACCCGACTGGTCGCAGACCGTCAACCATCTCGCGGTCCGCTACGAAGACAGAGCGGCCGAGTACACGACTAGGCATGCTCTCGCGCAGGACATGGCCAACGAGCAGATCCAGCAAAAGCCGGTGACCTCAACAATCGCTTTTCCCGGCTGTAAGCGAGCCGACACCGCCAACACGCTCGTGTGGCGCGAGATAAGGTCTGAAGCCATCCCTCGAGCGCAGGGTACGATCACGGTCGACAGGGTAGGCTACGATCTCAACCCAGGCTCGGCCTTCGTTCTCAACTGGCCGAAGCTCAGCATCTCGAACCAGATCTGCAGAATCACGCAGATGCGCCCGGGGACGATGGAGGACGGCCGAATAAAGATCGAATTTGTGGAGGACGTCTTCGCAATCCAGAATACCGCCTACGCCGATCCTCTAGCTAGCGAGTGGGTGCCGCCATCGACGACCCCGGCGGCCGCTCTGAGAGAACGTCTGTGGGAGGTGCCGCTACAGCTGAGCCCGGGTGGAATTCGCCATCTCGCCACTCTCGCGACCAGAGACGGAGGCAATCACCAAGGCTACGAGGTCTGGCTCGACCCCGCGGGCGGGTCCAACTACGAGATCTCGAACACGAACCCCGCCTTTACGCCCTCAGGTCTCCTACAGGGCGCCTACGGCCGTGACCAGGGAGATACGACACCTTACCTCGACGAGACAGGCTTCACGGTCGACGGCCTCTCTGGGGCCACTACGGCGGCGATCGAGGCCCTGTCGGCGACGACCATAGCAGACAACGCCGAGATCCCGACGCTGGTTCTTGTGGACGAGGAACTCATGTGGTTCGAGAGCGCCACAGACAACCTAGACGGCTCCGTGACGCTCGAGAACGTCCATCGTGGCATGTTCGACACCATCGTCGCCGACCACTCAGACGACGCCGAGGTGTGGTTCATCGGTCGAGGTCTGGGCACGGCCACGCCAGAGGACTTAGCCTTCCCCGTAGGCGCCGGGACGTCCGTCAACGTCAAGATCCTGCCCTATACGACCAGAGAGACACTGGCTATCGGGTCGGCTTCTGTTCTTAACATAACCATCACAGACAGATATCTCGGCGACGTTCCGCCGGCCGATCCTCAGCTCGACGGCGAACTCTTCATCGACGACGACGGCTGGACAGCGCTGACTATCCCAGTCACCTTGTCTTGGAAGCGTCGCAACCCAGCGATCCAGGACTTCGACACTGACCAAGACGATGTAGATGTAACCACACAGCAGTCCGGAGTGTCGTATAATTACGAGGTAAGACAGGTGAGCGACGACTCCCTGGTAGACTCAGGGTCGGAGACGGGTACGTCGATCGCCTTGAGCGGACTAGTGAACGGCACTGACTACTACGTGCTGTTCAAGACGGTGCGCAACGGCGTAGATTCTCAGGAGTGGAGATCGCCCGACTTTACGGCCAACACATAGGGAAGCAGCCATGCAGGAAGCACTTGAGATAATCGCCAACTTCTTCAACGAGGCGTCGTGGATAATCCCCTCGGCCG